TGCAATACCACCACCCAAATAAAGCAACTCACTTGCAACCAACTCATACTTCCCCTGCACGTCAGCCAATACCTGCGCGACTCGTTCCCGCAGTTCGGCCTCAGTCTTTGGGTCGCGTCCCATGCCGGCGGTGATGTTGTCGGCGGCCGCATACTCGGCGGACGTCGGGGCGGTCACCGAGTAAACCCGTCGAACAGGCCAAGCGCGGGCAGCGGCTCATCGAGCTTAAGCGTGACGGTGTCGCCGTGCGCCTGGCGGATGCGTGCCACGTAGGCCAGAACGGCAGCCTTCGGGTCGTCGAGCCCGCTAAAGGTCGGCATGTTCTCGATTGCGCCCGGCATCCACGGGACTTGTCGGATGATGCGCGCCGCAACGCTGTCCACCAGCTCGCGGTTGGCCATGTGGTGAGTCATTACGGGCCAGCCAGCGACGTCGGTGACGACCTCGTGAACGGGACTGAACGAATCGCACAGCATTTTTCCGCTGGCGGCCGACAGTACGGCGTCAACACTATAAGTGCCAGTCTTTGGGGCAGTCACGTTTTCTACCTGACCATTCATTATTCCTCCACGTCGTGTCCGGGGTGCTGCCGGTGGTGTGAGTGTTGCAGGGTGCCGCCGCAACGTCAATAGGGCTAGCCGCGCGCGATTTTATGAACCTGTCCAGCAAAAGCCAGCATTACGTCACGCTGTTCGCTAAAACTTGAACTGACGGCTTCTACAACTAGTTGGTTACCCAGCGCTTCCAGCTTGGCCCGCATCTCCGCAAGCTGCGTGGCGGCAGCATAATTATAAGCCATGTTAAGCATGCGTTGGGCCTCAGCAACAGTCAGCTTAGCAGCCTCCTGACGCATGCGCGCCGCCTCACGCTGGTTTTGCACCTTCATCACCCCTCCCGGTAGTCCCGTACCCGCTACACGTCAGCGGGTTCACTGCTGTCAACGCAGCCACCGTCACGCGCGCCCCGACGGCAGGGTAGGAACCGCTTGTGCATGAGGCATACGGTCACGGGCGTGTCGTCCCAGCCAAAATGATCCGTGCTATCGTTGTTGTGCGGACCCGCCCCACATTCGTGGATTGGCGGGTTTAGCCGCGTGTGGCAAGAGCACAGGCACGCATAACTATCCAAAGGGCCGATGTAACCGTTGCAATCTTCGCAGCGATCACCTTGCTTGCAGTTGTAGTAACTCATCCTAGAGCGATCCCCCCGATCGAATACGTCGCTCACCAGTGCCCGTGCGGATCTCGTACGTATCACATTTAGCAGTTCGCTTGATGTGGCCAGCGGCGGCGTCGGCGGCGTCGCCATGTTCGCCCCACCCGTAGACCACCGTCCACCCGCATAGGCAACTGCCGGCGGTGGGCTCGGTTCGATCAGGATACGGAAGTGTGGCGGCATGATTATTTGCGACGCTCACTCCCGCAGCTCCCTACCGTCCAACGAGTGGTGCGTGACCAGCCAGCCCATCGACCCATCGTCGCCCGGTACGGGTTCGGTGGTGGGCCCGCATACGCACTCGTCACTGATCTCGCGGTGATCGATCAGATCGTTAATCGGCGTGACGTGGACGGTGGTCACGCTGTCCATCTTTGATAGCGTCGAATTTCAGCCAGCACCATGTCATCAGCCATTTGAGTTTGCGCATAGCTATCATCCCACGACTCCACGACCCGCGCGAACAGCACAACCTTGCCGTCCACGGTGCGCACAGCGGTCTCCACGCGCTTGTCCTGGCCGCTCATGTACTTGCCTCGGGCGCTCGCGGTCGACTGCTTGCCCTTCGGGTAGAACGCAATCTCCGCCCACGCGCCAGGGTTGTCGGCGAGGTCCGCAATGATCTGCTGCACACGACCCATTCCACCAGGCTTGGCGGGCTCGGGGAGGTCGGTGACAAAATTGAGGGGCATGGCTAGTTCTCCTTCGTGAGATGTGCGGTGAGGATGTTGCGGACGTGCTGGCTGACGGTGAGACCCAACGCGCGGGCCTGGGATCGGAGCGCACCCCACGTGGTGTCGGGGACGCGGATGTTGCGGCCCGGGGTTTTCGGGGCGTTAGGCAATGGAACTCGGATTGATCATTGCCGCGTACAATTCAATGGCTGACGCCTGCAAGCTGGCGACGGTAGGCTGCAAAACGGCCCCAGCGGCGGCCCGAGCGGCGTCCCGAGCGGCGGCCCAAGCGGCGGCCCAAGCGGCGTCCCGAGCGGCGGCCCCAGCGGCGGCCCAAGCGGCGTCCCGAGCGGCGGCCCCAGCGGCGGCCCGAGCGGCGTCCCCAGCGGCGTCCCGAGCGGCGTCCCGAGCGGCGGCCCCAGCGGCGGCCCCAGCGGCGGCCCGAGCGGCGGCCCCAGCGGCGGCCCAAGCGGCGTCCCCAGCGGCGGCCGACTTCTGCTGCGCAGTACGAACGACAGGACCAGCAGCCTCGGCGGCAGCCATATCAACGATCCGCCGCAGCGATCGCAGCTCCGCAGCCACGTCAGCCAGCTCGGGCCGCAAATCCAAGAACGCGGGCGTGTACGTACGGATTAGCCAATCCAACGCCATGTAGGACCGCTGCTCGTCACGCCCATCGTCAGTGTTCGCGAGCGGATCGACACCGCCGTGGGGGAGGAATCGCTTCAGCTCCTGCCGGCGGTCATCCGGGAACGAGTCGTTGAGGTTGATGCCCATGTCGTGCAGGACGCGGGACACGCCGGGCTGGCGGTCGTCGGTCTTGGGCTTGCCCAGCAGGAGCATGCGGGCTTCCATGAGGCAGGAGCCGTCGTCGCACTCGTCGTGCGAGCCTCTAGCGAGAGTGAGGGTGTCGAAGTTGATGGTCATGCGGGCCTCCGTTGTTGGTGTGAAATCAACCTAGCGGGTGCACCACACCCCGTCAAGTCTAAATCTTGGGATTCACCGCGAGCATCGTTCGAACAGTCAACGAATGCAACGGCCCAGCGTCAAGCTCCAACCGGCGGATGCCGATGCTGGTGATACCCGCGTAGTCCGCCCGAGTAGCCATGCCACCATCGTGCACCAGCAGCCACACGAGCCCCGTCCGGTCGATCACGTACTCGTCGTCAAAGTGGTCGGTCATGCCAGTTAGCTCCTCGTGTTGATTGCCTAAATCTTGGGGGTGCCGCGTTCCATCACACGCGACTGCCACGGCTGCCACGACAAGACCACCTTGCCCGTCGCGCCAGGGGCACATAGGTCTTGTGCAAGGGCACATAGGTCTAATCTGTCACATCAGATGACCATCGTGCCACCGGGTCCGTACAACGCATCCTCAACCCACGGCCATTCTCGGCGCACGTCGTCACGGTCGGGCACGCCGTGGCGGATCACGTCGGGCCACTTTTTGAGTTCGCGGTCACGCGCAGGCTTCCAGTGCACCACCTGGAGTGGTGTCTTGGCGAGCGGGTCGGTGCCGTCGAACGGGGCGAACCCGATGCCCGACTCAACCCACCGCATCCACATAGACGAGCCGAGCGGGCGGGTGGACCGGCCGCTGATTCCGTTGCCGTGACCCGCGTGTGCCTCTAGAACGACAGCGCAGTCGACGGCGGTGCGGGCCTTGTCCAACGCGGTGATGATTTTGCGAATGGTAACGTCGTTGTTGGCGTCTTCGGTGAGCAGTCGGTACACGGGTCCGATGATCATGAGGTCGGGCTTGTGGGCGGTAACGCGCTCTAGTAGCCATTGTGCGTCTTCGTCGTTGCCGAGGTCGATTCCTTCGGGTCGCACGAGCGGGTAGAACGTGTCGCGGGGGATGACCCCGCCGTACTCGTGCGCGATGGGGGTGATCCACCGGAACGCTCGCCGTGTCTGCCGGTCGCTGTTTTCGCAGTCCACGAGCAGCACGCGTAGCGGTTCGATGTGCTCCCCGGTGAACGGGTGCAGGCCGGACGCAGCAGCCACAGCGAGCTGCCGCAGGAACGTCGACTTGGCGAATCCCTCGAAAGCCGTGATCATGATTCGGTCGCCGCGTTCGATGAGCCCGGGGATAAGCCATTGGATCTCGTCGTCGGCTTGGCCGAGGTAGTCGTGGATGTCGAGGGCTAGTTCGGGCTTGGCGGCCTGTTCGGGTTCATGCGTCGTGAGGAAGTCGGCGAGCCCGTTGCCACCCCTCAGATGGTCTGTGGCGTCCTTACCTTCCTTGGCCTCACAGATACGTGCCCGACCACCCGCGGAGGCGACAGAGACAGCTACAGCCCGCGCATGGGCCTGCCCTGGCTTGTCCTTGTCGGCCACGATGACCACATTGGCGTCCTTGAGCGCCGCCGCATACTCGTCCCGCCACTTACCCGCCCCACCCGGTGAACACGTCGCCACCACACCCGCGGCCTCCAGCGAGTGCACGTCCTTCTCGCCCTCAGCAACCCACACCGTCTCGCCCGCCTCCACGGCAGCAAGCACCTGCGGCAACCGGTACAGCACCCGGCGAACCTCGCCCAGCTTCCACGACCAGCCCGACTTGGCCGCCGAGTCCGGCCGGCGCTGCGGGAACTGCTTATCGGCCGTGCGACACACGTCGAACAGCAACGTGCCCTGCTCATCGACGTAGTGGTACACGGCAATAGCGGGCCCCCGCGGTGTCCACTCGCCCTCGTCGCGCTGCTCCGGCTCGTCACCGTGCAGCATCTGCGGCGTCGCTTGGATCGCGTCCAGCACAGCTCGCTGATCGCAACCAGCATGGCAGTGGACGAGCAGCTTCCCGGTCTCGTTGACGGACACCGACAGGCTCGGCGAGCGATCCTCGTGCGCGGGACACCGAGCGATGTAACCCTCACCGCTGGGACGGATGCCCTCAAGCCGTGACGACACCTCGGGCGGCAATGGGCGGCGCATCAGAAATCATCCATCGGGTAGCCGGCAGCCTTGAGTTCACCGTAGGTCTTGCCCTTAGCGAAGTTCGCGGGCCACAAGGTTTGGGGCGCATCGTCAACGACGGTGCGTGTCGCGGCGGGCGGAACTTGCGGGCCCCGGTTGAACCGAGGCGGCAGCGGCGGGTCGTCCCACCGCTCCTGATTGAGCCACGTGGTCGCGTGCGGGATCGCCTGCTCCTCGGACTTCGGCGGCAGATTCGGGTCAGCAGCGAACTTCGTAGCTGCCTCGACGAGCTTCTCAGCTCCGACCTTCTTAGCGGCAACCAAGAATTTCTTTCGCGCTGGAGCCTTGCCAGCCTTACGCGGGTACACGGACCAGAACTCCTCGAAGGCATCGACCGCATCATCGTCCGATGATGAAGAAGTTTTTATTTCACTCTCGTTAGAGAGTGAAGGTGCTGGAGTAGGTGCTGGTGCTGGAGAAGGGCTTGGGTTAACCGAAGGGTTCGCTTCATCCTCAACCGAAGGGTTGGCGGCAAGGTCAACCGAACCCTCACCCGAAGGGTTACCGTAACCCTTAACCGAAGGGTCAATCGCCGTGCGGTCCAGGACAGCCAGAGCCTTAACCGACTTCCAGCCGGCGAGGGTAGGGCGCTCCTCGTGCAGCCGCCGCAGCTCGTGGACAACCACGCCGCGCAGTCGAGCAGAAGCGATCGCGGCATGATCATTAGCCATCGCCGTCGCCATGTTAGGCATCTTCATCAACCCGTCGTGGCGAACAAACGACCTAACCAAAACTTCTTCCGTCTCCTCGTCCACGATCAGGAAGTTGCTGTCGATCAGCTCGTCCGCGGCTCTCTGAACCCCGCCAGCAGTCCAATCGTGAGCGAGCTTGGCGACTCGTCCTGGCCGCCAATCAGCAACGCCACAAAACGACAGTGACGGCGACGTGAGCACCAGCATGTAGAGATGCTGGGCGGCAACGGTAAGTTGTCGCCAGTCATCGTCGCCCCACATGTCGAGGCGAATCACAGCGTGATCACGGGCCATCAGGCGGCACCCGACTGTCCATGCTCAAAGCGAGCAACATTGGCGGCGGCGTATGCGCTAGACGCATCAGGCTCGCCAGACAAGAACGTCGGGCGAAGCCATGAGCCGCCGCCGTGGGCGTCACGTTCATCAACCCACCAAGGACGGTTGTTTTTGCCATAGCGGCCGAACGAGTAGGTCGAACACAACAGCTCGTCGCCGCGACCATCAGGCTCAAACGCGAGCCAGCCGTAATCGCCGGGTCCGTCATCGTCCAACGGCAGCGGTGGCGGGCCAAGCACCATGAGACGCGGTCCACGCTCGTTTTTGGCTGGCATAGCCGGCAACTGTAGGCCCGCGTTACGCATCAAGTCACGGTCAAGGAACTGATCGTTACCCTTAACCTCAACCCATGTTCCGCAGTCCAGCAGGAAATCGGGCAGGTAGGGCTTACCGCCCACGTAGTAGCCCTGCGGCTCGTATTGCCAGCCGATGCCCATGCGGTCAAAGAAGACGGCCCAGCGAGCCTCTAGGCGCGAACGAAACCAGCAACTACGGTAACGAGTTGGGATCGCGCCAATGGGATTTTCGTTGTTGTTGCGTTGTGGCATAATAATACTAAGTGCCTTCCGGTCGCTTCGGTTGGTGCTAGGGCCGCGCGGAGACTAGGCATCTCCGTCGCGGCCCGTTCTATCGTTGCTCAGTCTCGCACACGTCCGGCTTATTGTCCACGCCGCGGTACGCTAAATGTGGATAAGCGCGGAATGTGTCCGACATAGCAGTCTGCACCTGCCGGTCATCGCGCGACAACTCCCGCACGACCGGCCACATTTCCGCGATCCACAAGTCACGCAGCCCGTCGGTCACAGCTCCCCGTCGTAGTACAGCGACCGCGCCTGCTCGGCGGTGATGCCGGCCGCTTGGGCAATGTCATCGAGGCTCAGCCCGTGACTGCTGGCTTGGTGAACGATGGTTTGGAATGCGCTCAGCTCGCGGTCGTAAGCGACATTTGCTACGGCAAAAGCGTAACTAGCCACGGCTACCGCGTTCCAGGCGGCGTCCATGACTTCCTGTTCGCGGGATGACTGCGGTGTGACGGTCACGGTTCCTCCATTTGCAATGCCAATTTCCATGAACGATGAACAAACCGGGCGGCGGCCCAATGAGTTCTATATTCAGCCAGCTTGACGAAACCTCCATCGGGAGTACGGACATTAACCAAGTATTTTCGTTCGTTACGCGATACCCAGCAGCCAGTCGTGTAAATGTCTTTGGGAAGGTGACCGTAATACGGGAGCTGCATCATTTAACCTAACCTCAGTAATCGCAGGTGTAACACCACGTACTTGCCTCGCATCTCGTCAAGCGTTTGCACGGTCACCGGCCGCGCTTCTCCCAGTCCTGGCACACGGGGCACACGAGGGGTTTCCGCCACTGCCTGCCGAGGTGCCATTCGTAGGTGGGTAGGGCGAGGTGAATGCCGCAACGCTCACACCAGTCGGGGGCGTAAGGGTCGTTCACGTCGCCGCCTTAGCCCGCGCGCGCCGTGCCTGTGCTCGCAGTCGTTCCGCTTCGCGGCACGCATCGCACTGTGGTTCCTTGTGCCGCCGGTGCGCATCGTAGCCGCGCGTGGTCCCGCACTCTTGCCGGCGCACAACCACCTCAGTCTCTCGTCGCGCCCGCGTCCTGGCCGCCGATGCCCGCTTGTATACGCGGTGCGCCTCCCGGCACGGCTGGCAGATCACGGTCTTCTCCCGCAAGTGTCGAACATACCCAGCTTCCGTGGCGCACTTAGCGGTCGCGCGGTTCACGATGGGCTTGCGGCGGGCAAGTCGACCAGCGGCGCACACGTCGCAGATCGGCTCCCGCAACATGACGTGCCGCTTAGCGGCCGCCTCCGTACCGTGCGGGCTGAGCGCGGGTCGCGGTGGCGGGTTACGTGGCGCTGGCTTACGGGGGCGCTCAATGGGCTTAGCGGGCGGCAGGTTGCGCAGCGACTCCGGTGCCGTCGACGTCTTCGGCTTCAGCGTGATCGGCAACGTGGACGGGTCGCTCAGCTTCTGGTGGCCCTCGCCGTTGAGCACCGCGAGGCCGTAGTGGCGGGTGTCGTCGTCCTGCGGGATACCGTTGCGGGTCAGGCCCAGCATTTCGGCTAGTTCGGCGCGGATGTCTGGGTCGGTGGTGTGGGCGTTGATGCGGTTTAGGACTGATGCGTTGAGGCTCATGGGCGTCCTTTGCTTAGGCGGGGGTGAAAACTAGCACGTGCTCGCCGACCAGGTGCGACCCCGGGACGTGGACTGAGCGGTCACCGGGGTCCGTCCTCGCGGGCCGTGATGGCACCAGCGGCGCACAACTGCCGGATCAGCTGGTAGTCCTGGTCGCTGCGCAGGTTCCAGTACCGGCTTAGGTTGTCGTGGTTGCCACTGCGGATGTACCAGCCGGGCTCGTGCATCCGAGTCGGGACGACAACCGCGGGGACGCCAGCGAGGTAGATGAGGCGCAGCGTCGGGCGCACGTTGCCGAACGAGTCGGTCCACGTCGGCAGATTGCACAGGTCATCCCACGTCAGCAGCTCAGCCACGTCCGCTCCCGTCGTCGTGCTGCGGTGCCTCGGGGCCAGCCAGAGCACGACGAGGCATACCGCAGTGACACCCGACGGTCGTGTTCGGGCGGGCGTTGGTGACGGAGTACCAGCAGCCGTCAGGCTGGTGGAACCGCGCTTCGTGCTCGCAGGATGAGCAGCGCTGCCTGAGTCCGTCGTCCCCGGACCGGGCGGCGAGCCGGGCACGACCGGCAGCGATGCGCTTGCGCAGCACCTGGTCGTCCCCGGCCATCTCGTCCATGAGGTCGTAGTAGCGGGCCAGCATCCGGCCCGCCTCGTCCGTCCCGCCGGCCGTTGAGGCAGCCAGCGCGGCAGCCCGGTCGCGGATCTCGGTCACGGCCCGGGCCTGGTGCTGGATGCCTGGCGAGTGCTCCACGGTCCACGCCGCCCACATGAGCGCGCCCACAGCAGCCTCGGCCCGCACCGCCTCGTCGGCGCTCACCGGAAACACCGTCGTGACCACGACCAGGAGAAGTCGAACCACCACAGGCTGACGGTGAGCTGCACCTCGTGGTCATCTCGGTCGAGCATCACGCCGAGCGAGCGGTACTGCGCTGGCGACCTCATCGCCCATCACCCAGGGCGGTCAGCAGCTCGGCGGCGAGCTGGACGTGCGCGTTGCGGGCGCCAGCGTCGTATGAGCCTGGCGCAGCGTGGCGGTAGTCGCGGGCAACGCCCCTCCAGTCGTAGGCGAGGTTGGTCAGCTGCTCCACCAGCGCGGCCACCTCCGGGGCCGGGGCGGGCTCGGGACCGAGGCAGCCCTCGGCATAGTCGAGGGCGTTCCGCCACGGGTTGTTCTCCGACGAGTGCTCGCCGAGCACCTCGGCGGGTGCGATCGCGGCCGCGAGGTCGTCGGCGATGGACTCCAGCCGGTCACGCTCGTCGACTAGCTGGAGCACCTGCCGCTCGTGCTCGTCGTAAGGGACGGGCGGTGGTCCGGCCACCTCCGGGGCCGGGGCGGGCTCTTGCCGCTTTGCCGCCATGAGCGGAGCCAGGTAGGGACTAGACGGACGCGCCCAGAGGTCACCGTCACTGTGCTCGTTGACGGATCGCAGCATCGTGGATGCCCCTTCACCCCACGCCTGGTGAGCGAGGGCGAGACCGGCTCGGGTGTCGAGGAGGGCGTCAGCGTCGCGACCCTGCTCCCGTACCGCCGTGTCCGGGACCGGCGCGGGCGGGGACGACAAGGCGGCAAGCTCGTCGCGCCACTCGGCAGGCACGTCGAGGCCGACCGCCTCGTACCGGCCGATCGCCGCGGTGATCTCGTCATCCCGCATCTCGTTGGACAGCCACCGCGGGCGCAGACCGACCGGCGGCATCACCGTTGCCTGCTGGTCTCGCTCGGTGCCCACCGGCGGCGGGGTGGCGGGATGAGCACCGTAGGCGACGCAGAGGCCGTACTGGTGGCAGACGCCGGAATCGGGTGCGCCGCAGCAACGACGCTCCAACGGTCCCGGCAGCCTGTCCGTCCCCGGGGTGGGGTTCTCGGCCGCGGTCACGGGAGCATCCCCGACAGCCAGTTCACGAGGCCGAAGACTCCAAAGCAGATGACGGCGCCCGTGAGCACGGACACGAGAGCGGAGGCTAGAAACGCGGCAGCGACCAACGACAGGTCCCGCAACAGGAACGCGATCACGATGCGCTTTTCGCTCATCGCTGCACCCGGCCGATCACGCGGGCCAGCAGCCGCCGACGCAGCCGAGGGCACGAGCACGAGCACGAGCCGCAGTCGCTACCCGGGCGGTAGTGCGCGTGCACAGCCGCCGGGTGACCGCACGAGCAGCCCCGACCGCGCGCCCCAGACGACCGAACGTCCGTGCGCTGAGCGGTGATCTGAGCACCGGTCTGGCCGCTGTTCTGCGCCTGCTCGGGGGCGGTCACGGGGTGGCTGCCTGGGCGCGGATGTTGTCGGCTTCGAGCTGCAGCGCCAGCTCGCTGAGGCGCTGCCGGCCGAGCTGAGTGGGCGTGATGGTGCGGCCGCGGTTGCGGTCGGTGGGTGAGCGCCAGGCGTACCGGGGAGCGTCCTGCCAGTCGCCGAGGTCGACAAGGCCGTACCGGGCGAGCTCATAGGCCGTGCCGTCGTTGACGGTGCGCAGCCGCTCCGGGACGTGGCTGTAGTCGACCGGGACGACGACGGCGTTACGGCCGCGCGGTGCTGCGACGAGCCAGCACTGACGGGCGAGGTAGACGCGGGCCTCCAGGTCCCGCAGCAGTTGGTCGGCCGCGGGAGTGAGTTCGGTGCGGGCGCCGATCGGGCTGGCGACCGTGACGGTGCGTCGGGTACTCATCGGTTCGTCTCCTCGCTCGTGGGGGTGCGGGTGGACTTCATCGCGTCGATAGCGGCACGGGCGTAGTCTTCCATCGGAAACGCACCATCGGGGCCGAGGTCGCGGACGGCGACAGCTTCTAGTGCCGCCGCGACCCGCTCAACGGTGGGCTCGTCGTACTCGCGCTCGTCCAACGCCTGGAACTCGGCGTCGCTCGCGTCGCTGCGGTTGTTGTACGTGGTCACTGTTCCTCCTGTCGTGCGAGCTGTGCGGCTGCTCGCGGGTACATGCCGTTGCGTACATGCTGGGCCATGCGGTGTGCTACGGCTAGCTCGCTATCGGTCCAGGTGCGGCGATTGCCACTGCCCGGGTGTCCGTTGGCGGGGTGCAGGTAGCCGCGCCTACACCAGTGGTCTAGTTGGCGGTAGGTGACGCCTAAGGTGGTGAGGGGCGGGGGGGCGAGATTAGTCACGAGCCTCAAGCTGTCCGCCTTCGTACTGCTCGGCGGCAGTAGTGGCATTTTCGATTCGACCGAGAGCTGCTTCCAGTGGATGGAGGACGGCGAGCCAACCGATGTCCTCGGCACACTCTGCGATGTCGTAGAGCTCGGCATGCATGGCATTTAGGCGCTGGCGGATTGTCTGGACAGTGGTCTTCATCGCGTCTCCCTGGTCGTGGTCTACTTTCACTCGGCCAGCAGCCCGAGTGAGTCAAGGTGCTGCTGAACACTGCTGGCGATGTAGCGCTTGACGTCTTCGCGGACCTCGCCGACGCTCTCCAAACCGAACTCGGTGCGATAAGCGTCAAGGTCAATCTCCACCGTGACGGGAACGCGAACCTTTATTGTGCGCTGCGAGGTCATGTCATGAGACTACAACCCTGTAGTCCAAATGTGCAAGAGGGCTACGCCAAAAAAGCTGCCCGGGCCAGCCGAAGCCAACCCGGGCAGCCCTCACTCCGCCAGCACGCGGCCGATCGTACCGTCCTCCAAGTCGGCTGGCCGCCACAGGAACGCGAGCGCCCCCCCGTACTGCAACGCCGCCAGCCACCGCGCCTGCTCCGGACGTACCTTGCCCGTCGCGGACTTCAACTCAGCGAACAGCAGCCGGCCGTCACGCTCCCGCAGCAGCACCAAGTCTGGAAACCCACGGCGGTTACGGCGCGGATCGTTGTCGTGGAAGACCAGCGTGTAGCCGTGCCAGGCGGCTAGGTCCAGGACGGCGCGCTGAAACGCCGCCTCAGTCACGACCGCCATTAGGAAACGTATCCGGGGGGATGAGCATGTACACGTCAGCTTCAACGTGCCCCTCACGCTTGGCCTGCTCACAAAGCTCATCGGCGTGGTCGCGGTTTTCAACTACGCGCCGCTGGTAAAGAGTAATCCCCCACGGGTCGTCGGGGTTGCCGATAGTTACGCCGTAGCCGAGCACGAACACGTACCGCGGCCCGCTCATGATCCAATTTCCTGCTGCTCGGCCCCAGCGACCGCCGGCCACGCCTCGGACGGCTCAGGCTCAGGCTCGGCGGGTTCCTTCTCCTTCTCAATCTGGTCGATAGCCCGCGACGCCTCCGCCTTCGTTAGCTCGTTCGTTGACTCGATCTTCCGGTCAATCACCTGGCTCACGTAGGCCAAACCAACCTCGCGGTCGGTGATGCCGCATTCCTTGAGGAGGGCGTGGAGCTTCCCGGATTGAGCGCGGGTGATCATGGTTTCGGCGGGGACAGCCACCGGCTCTGGGGCTGGAGCCGGCTCATCAAACTCGGGCTCCGGGACCGTCGGCGTCTCCCGCTTCACGGGCTGCCGGCGGGACACCCGGGCAGCTGGCTCCGGCTGCTCCAACTCCAAGTCCTCCACGGAGTACGGCACGCCGGAAAGTACGTCGGGTGCGATCTTGCGGGCAACCTCAGCGGCGGCCTTGCTATAGAGCATCGACTGAGGATCGGTATCGTACTTGCGGTTGCTGGTGTACCCGGCCTTCCGCGCACGGGCCGTTGTCCAGCTTGCTCGCTCGACGTGTTCGCTGCCCTTGCGCTTACCGCACACCACGACCTCGGCGTCCGTGGACATTTCCGTCCACACCTCGTGCCCGTGCTGCATCGCCAACGCGACCATCGTCCGCGCGTACAACGCGGGCGTTCCGCTGATCACGTAGATGGATCGCAGGCCCGAAACGGGCGGCAACCGCAGCTCATCCGAAAGCATGAGCGCGGCCATGATGTCCCCTGGCTTGCCCTTGAAATGCTTAGGGATAAAATCGGTGTCCGCGATAGCACGCGCTATCTCATACGCGGCACGGCCAGCGCCAGCCCAGGCGACGAGACGGCCACCCGTAGGATCGGCTACGGCCAGCTCGGCGGGCTGCTGATACTGCTCGACTTCAGTCATCAGAAAGCCACCTCATTATCTTCGGCGTCCTCGGCGGCACGCTCTGCGCGTGACTTATCGCCGCGCAGCATAAGCCGCAGCACCTGCGCCACCGCCATTTGAGCGATCTCAGCATTCTCGGCGGTGTATTCCCAGCTCAGTCCGGCGGCGTGATCAGCGGGGACTGCGACGGAAACGTAAATACTGCGTCCATCGGGCAAGTCGATGGACGACGTAAAGTTAACGGGCTCGCTCACTGTGCATCCTCCGTGGGGTTCGGTGCAGGGACCTTGACAAGATCGTCCATCTTCGGCAGGCGCTGTGCCGCATAGGCAATGTGCCTGAAAAGCTTGAAATGCTCGTCGGGGTCGCCCAGGTCGTAGACTCGGACCCCATCGGGCGTCAGGTGCACGACACCCAGCCGTTCAACTTCCGGCAACGGCAGCTCCTCCTCCGGGTCATCGTCGGTAACGTAGAACTCGGCGCGGGCGTAGGCGGCGGTCTGTAGCGCGGTCTCCGCGTACACGCCCTTGCTAGACTTCCAATCCAAGCAAGTCACCTGCCCTCCGAACACTCCCCCGACGCGGCCGATGAAGTCAAACCGGCCCGCGTACCAAAGGCTACGGTTGCCCACTGACTTTTCCGTGAGGATCGGCTCCACGGACCAGTCGTCCAGGAAACGGGCAAAGTCGGCAGCGATGTCCACCAGGCCCTCGGGCACGTCAACCTCACGGCCCCACACAAGATCCTCGGCGATCTCGTGGATATCGGTGCCGCGCTGCGCCGCATCGTCCCGCTTGTCGAATGGAACCTGCTTAAGCACCTCCACGAGCTTGCGGCCACCCATCGCCCGCAACGCGGCCACATCGTCCTCGTGCTCGTGCACGTACTCAGCTACGGTGCGGGCCGCCCAAAACTTGAGCGCATCCTTCGGAATCGCCTTACCAAGGACCGTGGTCACGCCTGACACATGCTGCTTGTCCATGCGGTAGCGGTGCGTCTTCGCATTGAACGTCAAGCTCATCGTGCGTCCTCCGGTATGAGCGTCGGGTCGTAATGTTCAGCGGCGCGGATAGCCGAGTGCTGCTGGCAGAGTCGGGCGGATTCGCAGCCGCACCCGTACTGGCGTTGCGGATACCAGCGGGTACGGCGTATGACCGTGGTCAGCGGGTCCGCGTGCGTGGCGACGTAACGGGTCACGGGTTAGCTTCGGCTCGGAGAGCAATGGCGGCAGCTTCGAATCGCTTGGCGACCGAGCTCGCCGTGCCATGGTGTTCGCGAACTTCCGCAGCGCACCGCTCTAGCTCGTCGGCGGCGGCGTGTTTTTCGGCCCGCTTTACGACACCGGCCGCGATGATCGCGTCGGCGTACGGGCCATAGCTCAGACCGGGAAATCCTTCTTCCGCTGCCCAGTTACTCAACGCTTTGGCCATTTCGTCACGTACGTTCACGCCTCGCACCCATCCCTCTCGACCAGCGCCTCACGCTCGGCCCTAGCGGCCGCGCGCATCCGATAGTTAACTGCCGCCGCTGTGAGCACGGCCTGCACGTCGGCCGCCTCGGGCAGCTTGCATCCAGGCACTGCGTCCGTCTCCCACGACAGGATCGTTTCCACGGGGTCCAGTTCCATCGGGTACTGCTCGTCGTCGCCCGTCCACACGGCGTGATCACCTACGTAGTCGATGAGGTAGTGGGCGAGAAAATCAACGGTTTCGGCGGCCAGATCGGCGGTCTGGCGGAGAGCAGTCAGTTCCATTGGGTTACCCCACACATCCGCTGGTGCCAGTTGTCCAGCAATGGCTCCGCTTACTGATCGCCGCCAGGTACTCGTATTCTCAAAATCTGGGCTGTACCGCTGCCACGCGGTGTCGGGCTGCGCGAGATATGTGGCCGTCGCATCCAAGACATCAGCGACCGTGCGGGGGGTCATGCCGCATCGTCCTTTTTGCCGGCGCGTGACCAAGACAAGTACGCGATGTCGCCGCGCAATAAACCAGCACCGAGAACGATTAGCACTGAATGCCAGTAGCTAACATGCCAGGTGGTCAACACCCCCAGGATAAGCATCAAAAAATAGGAGCTGAGAAACGCTCGGCTGAGTGAAACTACAATGGTGCTGACTGGATCGCGGGGCCGGACAATAGTAACGGGAATTGGCTTGTTCGCGATCACGGGACAACCTCGCCGATTTCACCGTCGATCAAAAGGCGCATGACCTTTGGCTGTCCATTGCGCATGCGGTCATCGAAACGCCACCAGTAATAACCATCTTCCTCGTCGCCGAGGTAGTGCCATGTGTGACCTGACGGCTCGGTTCCAGTCGCGTCCTTAGCCACGTCCCCAGCGCGGGGCTCGGTGCGTGGGTGGTTTATGTAAAGCGTGCGCGGGGCGCGGGAAATGACGGTGAGGGTCCGATTTTTTCCGTCGAAAACCGAGCCGTCCGACTGGCGCAACCAGTACTGCCCGTCGCGGTCAGGCAACCGCACAATGAGTACGTCGCTTTTGTTAAGACTTACGGCGCCTTCTAAGGCAGCACCGGCCGGCCATGCATCGCATATAAGGCGGACGACATCGCCAGGCTGTAAGTCGGCAACCTGCTCGCGTGTAATAGCCATCAGTCTTCGTCCTCCGTGTCGGTGTGTGGGCAGCAGTCGAAATGGTCAAGCCACGCGGCGAGGCGGCTACCCTCGCGGATCAGCCACAGAGTGAGCGCGCAGGTTGCGACAAGCGCGAGACTGGCGCGGAGTAGGCGAGCCTCGGGGGTCACCAGGACCACCGAGGCTTGCCACAACGGCGACACTCAGCGCGCTGACGTCCAGCGAGATAATCCTCAGCGTGCAGCGAAACGGGTTCCCATCGGCCCCAGTCATGCTTGCGGTGGCCGTCGATGCAGTCAGCCACGTCGCGCCCCCGACTTACGTGCTCGATAGGCGCGACGCATGACGCTTCGGTAGCACTCCACTAACCACTCCGGCGGAAGCGAGTCGCGCATTCTGTAAGACCCATACAAAACGCAAACATCTTCGTCGGTCAGAACGCTAACTTCTTCGCCATTCACGGTGCCTCCATCTTGTCGCGAAGCCGGATGATGCCTGACACGAGTAGAGCAGCAGGGACCGACAGAACGGGCCAGGCGAGTAGCCACATCACAGGACCACGACCCGGATCGGCATGGTTGGTGGCGCGGACCGGGACAGGAGTGGCCGCGTATCCGGGTGCACCTGCCAGTAACGGCGCTCCAAGTGCCGCAGCTTGTCCTCGGGCTGATGATCGTTCTCGTCGCTGTGCCGGCCCCACGCGCGGTGCTTCACGGCAGCTCCCAAAACTCGTCGGTGCTCGGATCGGGCAGGGTGTTCGTGAGCGGCGCGAACTCTAGGAGCGCCGCACGATTGTCCAGGATCGGCACGTCAGGGTAGACGCGACGCAGGTTGGCGAGTTGCTGCACCCGCCAAACATCGGTCTTCGCGCCGCCACGGGTCGGGTCGCGGAACCCCACGATCTCCGCCTTCTCGCAGCGAAAACCCTTCGTGCCGATCAGAGTGCGACCAGTGCCTTTGATGATGCCGAGGGCGGGCTCAACGCCGTTTCGGGTTTGTGACTTAACCTCGGCGTGCACGCTGTCCGTGTAGGCGTAAAAACCACACTGGCAGTCCTCGGACGGGGTGTCATGGTCGAAATTGCGAGTGGCAAACTCCAGCTTGGCGAGTAGCTCAACCTGGCCGTCATCCCATTTGACTGCAAACTCGCTAGTTCCGCTATACGTGTAATCAACGGAAACCTCGACGGCTTTGCGACCACGTCCCGAAGGATCAACGGCTGCGTCAAGCGACGTGTTCGCCGACTCGGCCTCACACTTAGCCACATTTATTCCGGGACGCCACGGCTTAGCGCGGTTCCAGTTGCGCGCCCTCAGTCGCCCGTAGCCGTCCATGTGCCACATACGCATGCCGTAAACTTCACCGAGTGCGAAATCGAACGGAGCACCAGCGAAGTCGTTAGACTTAGCGGGCGTTGATGTGGTCCCCCCTGGCAAAGTTGACAAAGCGCGCACTGCGTTTGCCCACTGGGAGTGCGGCGTGATCCAGCCACCATTGCCGTATCCACTGAGACCGCCGTTGCTCATCGGACCGGCTCCGGGATTCGCTGCGGCTCGGGGGCGCGCTCAGGAACGGGCGCCGACTCGGGGATCGGCTCCAAATCGACGCGACGACGGATCGGGCCAAGGTCACCCATCAGTTTGCCTCCTTAATTGGGTACCATGCGCGAACCGTGGTCTCACTGATGTCGACCTGGCCGTGGGTCGCGGAGTAGATGGCGACGGTGAGGCTGCGATTACTCATGCCCTCAGCTCGTCGAGCGTGCACGAATGCGTCTAGCCCCCCGTCGATGAGGTGGTCGGCTAGCCGCCGGCTCGGTGTGTTCATGGGATGAACGTAGCGGGTCCGCAGTCGCCGCGCAAGACACGCGGACAAACTTTTCTTGCACTGACGTCGGACGTGTGTCAAGCTAGGCCCATGACAACGACCCGCACCCACCTTCGTCACGTCACCAGCACCACTAGGTCCGGGGAGCTGATCGAAGCCCCCGGTCGCAAGCCCACGCTATGTCTTACGGGCGCGCCGTTTGTGTCGGACTACGTGCGCGAGTTTGAGTACGCCGCACAGGCTCTCGCCATCGCCGAGCAGTTGGGCTACCTGCCCGAGAATGGTCAGCTGTGACCAAGCTCCGCAAGTCCCTCATCGTCGCTACCACGGCCGCCGCGATCACCGTGGGCGGTGCTGGTGCAGCGTCCGCGCACCCCGTCATGGACCCGCAGGACACGTACTGTGAGGGCCCGGGCTTGTCCGTGTACGGGGGCGTGTGCCAGCCAACGCACATCATCACCGTGCCGCCCGTACACCACAACAATTGGTGGGCCATGGCGACGTTCGGGGTCGTCGCGCTCATTATCTTGTTCTGAACACGCAACTAGCCCCGCCCGCCACCAGTTAAGGCAGCGGGCGGGGCTAGTATCGGTGGGACGTAGCGCCCCCTCAGTGCCAGCGGACGGATAGGGACGCTGGAGCCCGATAAGGTCCTCGCATGAGCGGGGGCTTACTGGCCGTGGGCGACAGCATCGTGAACGGTCACGCCAATTCGATGGCGCGGGTGCCGTCGCTGTCGTGGGCGCAATGGGTTGCAGACGCAATGGGGCTTTCCTACATGCGCTTCGCCCGAGGCGGCGCGACGTCCGACGACATCGTGCGCGAGTTACTCCCTCGCGTCTCGGGGAAGTACGAAGTCGGCGCTTTCAACATGGGCACCAACGACGCCTATCTGGGACTGGACCTTTCAAAGCTCAAGCGCAACCTCGACTTTGCTGCCGCGCGCTTCGTCGACTGCTGCGATCGAGTGCTCGTGCTCACGGTTCCCTACTCCGAGGCCGCGACCGCGGAAGTGCGAGAAGTCGCTGAGCGGCACGGGTTGCTCGTGGTCGACGCCGAGTTGCATGGCGCCCGCTTGATGCAGCCGGACGGTATCCATCCGACGGCCCTCGGCCACCTAAAACTGGCCGACAGAGCCGCGGCTTTGCTGAGCTCCCCCCGCCCGAGCGAGCTCGCGATCAAACAGGGTCGGGGGCGACTGCCCCTCACCTACTGGCCAGCTTGGGGACTGGGCTGGGGCAAGGCTCAGGCCAAGGAGCGGATCAAGCGGACCGTTCGTCGGTAAGGCGCACCGGGGATGGAGCGAAACCAGCTTGCTGACTGGCGCCGCAGGAACCGTCAGGCGATGAAGGCGTAGCGCGCCTTCATCGCCGTGATGTGCGCCGCCTGCTGGGCGGCGGTGAGCGCGAACGGCCAGATGTTGGCCTCGGCGATGTTGATCAGCGAAGCGCCGGACACCTGCGGACCGAGTTGGATCTTCCCGCTGAGCCCCGCTCCGGGTCCTACGATGCTGCCCGCACTACTGGTGACGGTCCCGTTCACCGCCAGCTGAGAGCTGGACCCGTTGCACACCCCGAAGATGACCACGTAGTTGTCCGAACCGGGCAGCGTCACGAGTGCCGTGGATCCATCGGATGCCCCGCCAGCCAGAGCCCAGGAGCCGTTGCTGGCCCTCTGGATGCGGTAGCCGTCCACCACCGCGATGTTGTAGGCGGTGGCCGTCGACTTGACCACCAGGGCGACGGTGAACGGGGTGGCGACGGTGGTGGTCGCGTTCATCGACTTGCCGGTGGTGCTGACGAACGAGAGCACCTGCCCGGCGCCCTCGGCGGTGACCGTCGGGTTGCCGGCGGACGTGCCGACGGCTGCTAGGGTGGCCGAGCCGATCGAGTCGGGCAGGGTGCTCGCGGCGGTGCCGCTGGACAGCGCCAGCACGCTGGGGACGTAGCGGTGGGTCGCCCCGGCCACCCCGTTGTCGTGCAGGGCTGCGGTCGACGCGCCGGACGGGTAGCTGGCGAGGGATGCCGCGTGCCAGCCTCGGTCGTCCAGGATGTGCGGCAGGACCGTGTTGAGCACGGTGTAGCCGGCGGCGTTGAGGTGGACGATGTCCGACCCGCGGAAGGACGTCGGGGTCAGGCCGTTGGTGATGTCCGTGGCGTCCTGGGTGGTCTTGGTGATGCCCGCGATGGCGAAGGCGGCGTCGGTGCGCAAGATCGCGGCGATGTCGACGAACGCCTGGGGGAAGGCGGACTGCAGCCCTGCGTTGAGCTGGTCGAGGATCGTGCGAGCGGCGGACCCAGTGGAGTCCTCGTCGGCCCGGGGGAGCACCGAGAGGACGACGGCTCGCTGTCCGCGCCGAGACCAGGCGAGCATCCCCTTGATCGCGGTGACGATGTCGGCGAGCGGCGTGCGGAAGGCTCCCTGGCCGATGTCGTTGCGGCCGGTCCAGATGATCGGCCAGGCGTCCTCGTACTCGAGGCCGGTCACGAACGGGGTGTTCGGCGAGCATGGCATGGGTATGCCCGCCGTGTCGCGGGTGAACGTGTACGACCAGGTGCCGCTGGACTGGGCCATCTGCAGGGTGCCGGAGACGCCGGCGAGGACACCCTTGATGGACTGCGTGCCGTCGCTGGGGCGGGCCAGCAGGTTGACGCTGTAGGCGGTGACCGCGACCGCGCCACTGGCCGGGATGACGTTGCCCGTCACGGTCAGCAGCGCGGGCGAGCCGCCCTGGCGGGCCGCGATCTGCAGCGTCCCCTGGCCGCCGATGCCGATGTTGTTCAGCGGCCGGCCGAGCGCCGCCGCGAGAGCGGTGTTGTAGGCGCTCCAGTTCTGGGTGAGCGAGTCGCCGATCTGGACCGCGGGGTCAACGGTCGTCCCGGTGACGATGTCGCCGGCGGTGATCGCGGCCTTCACGGCGGCGACGGATGCGGTGTCCAGAGAGGTCTTCGTGCGGTGGCCAGCGGTCGGCCACCAGGAGCCGGAGGCGTCCGCCCGCAGCTGCACGGTCTCCCGCTGGTAGACCAGCGCGATCGACGAGCTCGCGGTGCCTCGGAGGTTGCCCGTGATCGTGACCGTGTTCGTGCTGATGTCCACCTTCTCGACCGACAGCTGCGAGCCCTCCGGTGCGCCGATCGGCAGCGTCATCGTGCGGGCGCCGCTGCTGGCGTCGACCGGGTTGTGCTTCTGCACCACCAGCGCGCCGGACGCCGTCACGACCGCCGCGACTGACCCAGAGGCCGCCCTTAGTTCCGGCGCGACGGCAATAGCACCAGGCACATCGCTAGCGAGTTTCGCTGCGGTCACGGACCCCGACCCGACCCGCGCCGCCGGCAAAATACCTGACGTAAGCTTACTAGCGTCCGTTGTGGGCGGCGTGGACGTGAACATGCCTTGCAGCACCTTGTTAACGTCCGACTGCGGGTTGGCAAAGTCGCCGAGCGTCAGCAGTTCCCGCAACGCGGGAGCCAGCTCGCCATTGCCCTTAATCTTGTCAAGATTTGATTGAATCGACCCAGACTGCGGCTCATAACCTTGCGTATATATCTTGACGAGAAAATCGTAGGTATCGGTGACCGTAACCGTCTTGCCTTGCGGGTCTAGCAGGACTACCGATCCCACGACCAGCCTCCTCAATGAGTAGTGAATGGTTTAGCTGTTCGGGTTGGACGGGGCGGCTTGCGGACTAGAACCGGTCGGCACAGTAATGCCGCGGAAATCCAAATGCCCGGCATACGTGGACTGGTCGACCCAGTTGGTGCCGGAGCTAGTTGCACCGGTCATGGTAATACCGCGCAGGACCACACTGGCATCGTTGAATGCGCCGCCGCCGTAGCTGACGACTTGAATGAAGTTTCCGCCATCCACGGTGCCGTCTTCCATGAGAATATCGGCTTGCGGAGTGGTCGACCCATTGTTGAGTAGCTTGAGCCAAGGGTCGTTAGCAATAGTGCTGGTGGTTGATGCGCCCTGCGTGTACGTGGGCTTAAGGCCAACGCGGCTGTGCGGATTCGTGATCGTGAACCGGCGGACCTGCACGTGATTGGTGTTGGCCTGGTCGCCATCGGAGCCGATGAGGAACGACGCCATCGCGCCGCCATCCTGCGTCACATCGGTGGCGAGCACGTTGTAGCAGCCGCCGAAGCTGAGCCCACGCCCCCAGTCCTGCCCGAACATCTTAGGATTCTCCCAATAAATGTTGTACGGCCGCTTGGAGTCGCCGTCGGAGCGGTAGCCAATGTTGGCGGTCGCGTCGTCGCCAATGTAAATAGCGGTCGGGCGAATAAACTGAATGTCGTGCGAGCTGCCCGTGACGTGGAACGGGTCCGCGTTGGAATGGTCGGTGATGCAGTCCACGACGTGCATGTCCGAGGGGCCGGAAAAGAACAGCCATGCGGCGTCGCGGGCGCGCTCGGAATAACATCCGATCCACCGTCCACCGACAGCGTTAGTACCATCGGTGAAGAATGTGCCGCTGTCACCGTTCTTGCCGTTGCCGCGCACAGTCACGTTGCGATGCCAGTAATGAACGTTGATGTACGTGACATCGGGAATCGCAGTGTGAAAACCAGCCGAGTCGGGGCTGGTTGAGGTAAAAAGACATCCCGTGCCATCGACCGTGAAACCGCCACTGCCCGCGTTGACGTTGCTGTCCACGTCCATGTGGCCTGTGAGATACTCCGGGTAGCCGATGACAACGCGAGTGCTGGTCTGCGCGGTCTTCACCGCCGCCGCGAGGGTCAGGCTCGTGCCATCGGAGGACACGGCGCTGACCGTGGTCCGCCAAATGTAGGAATCCCCGGTCGCGTCGCGTACACCAGCACGGTGCACCATGATCTTCTTGCCGACCATGCTGGACGAGAACGATGCGTTCGCCGCGGTCACCGTCGTGCCCGTAACCGAGACGCCCGCAACGGTCACACCCGGATTCTTCGACTTGAGCACGTCACCGGGCCGGCACGCGGCCATCGCCTGACGGATCGGGCCCGTATAAATCTTGTTTGGGTAGTCCGCGCCGTCGACGTGAACACCATCACCGATCGCGCCATAGTCTTCAAAGTAGCGGACCGTGCCCGTGGGAACCACGAAGCGGGTACTGCCGTACGGGGACCACTGCCCATCAACGGAGCGAACCCGTGCAAAGCCTTGATAGCGGCGGCCAGCGACCGGAGTGAGGCCCGTGACCACCCATACCTCGGCAATACCGGACTGCACCCCGGAGTCGGCGACCGTGGTATTCGTGGACAGGTCAACGACGTACGCCTGCCACCCGTCTTGGGCCTGTGCGGCGACACCAGTCTCCAGCTTGCTGGTGCGCGCTCGCACATCGGGCATGGAGCCCGCCCACGTAACCTGCATCTGCCCGGACGCGTTCACGCCCGTCGTGTAGGTGACGCGGCAGTGCGGGACGTTGCCGTAGGGAATCCACCAGCGCGCCACCGACGAGCTGGCCGTGGTGGGCGCGGCGACGATGGGACTCTTGGTTGGTGCTGGCGCATTGTTTTCTAGCGCGGCGATGCGTGTCGCGAGTGCCTGACCAGCGCTTGCGGTCGTGTACTGGCCGTTGAGGGCGGCGAGCAGGGCATCGATACGCGCCTTGGTGTAGGCAACGATTGCCACAGGTGCGGCTCCTAGGACGAGAGGGTGTAGGTGCCGTCACCATTATCGGCACCGGGCGTGGTGTACGTGCCGTCACCGTTGTCGGCTACGGCCATACTGTACGTGCCGTCGCCATTATCCGTGGCGGTGTTACTCGTCGCGACAGTACCGCGGGCAGTATGCCACGCCTTATAGGCGGCGGCTGCATTCGGCTGCAACGTGTACGGGTACAGCCCGTAGCGCGAACCGTAATCGTCTCCCTGCGTGGCGGTGTTGAAATAGTTCGCGTAAATAAACTGGCCTACACCACTACCTTGGTACTGCTCAAGGTAGTTGAGGTAGGCGGTGAGTCCCCCGGCCTGGTCGCCGAAATCGTGACTAGCGCCGAACTCGGGAATGCACATCGGCTTACCCTGCGCGATGGCGAACGCACGCCACGCGCCGAGACCCTTCGGCCCGCCGTTCCCATCGGTCTGCATGAGCTGCGAGTCCCAATCGGACTGCGTCATGCACGACGGGTATTGCAGGTAGTAGTCGACGCCGATGACGTCAACATAAGCGTTCCCCGGGTATGCATCCGTGGTCTTGATGGAAGACCCGGACGCTTCCCGGTTGGGGCACCACACGACCTGTGCAGCCGGGAACTGGGCCTTAATGATCCCGTAAAGCCGCTTCCATGCGGCAATAAAGTTGGGGATCATCGACGGATCAGTGATCTGCCACGGGTAACCGGAGTTAAACTCGTGGAACGGTCGAATATAGGTGGTCGCGGCCTTGCTGGCGCGGTTGCCCGCGATCTTTTGGATAGCGGTCGTCCAACGCGCATCGCACGATCCGGTCGCGGCACCAGCCCACGTATCGCCCTGATTGGGGTAAATGCCACCCATGCCGATGTCAAGAACACCGGACCAGTTGAGTTTTCCGGGGGCGACCGTAAGCGTCCACTGATTGAGTTGCGTCGTGGGGTCGGAGTCGTTCCAGGTGCTTGTGGACCCGACCGGCTTCGTGCCGCCGCGCCACGTGTACATGCTGCCCGCGCGGGTGCTGGAATCATCGACGCCGTCAATGCTGACACCGGAGATGAACAAGCTACCCACGTCGGCGGACTGCGTCGGCGTAGTACCCGTATAACCACCCGTACTTCCACCAGTGGAACCACCAGTGGAACCACCAGTGGTGCTGGCGGCGGCAGGCAGGGTTGCGGACTCCCACAAGGCGGGCGTTGTGCCGCTACCGTAAGCGCCGAGCGTGAAGTGCAATGCGGTCACGCCGAAGCTTACGTTTGCCTTGAAACCAATAACGGACCACGTTGAGCCGTTCGGCGAAGTTTCACAATAGACGGTACCGCTGGCTTCCCGAATCCGCAGGTACCGGTGGGCCGTCGCATCATAAGCGGCCGTGCCGATAGTCGTTTGCGCACCACTCGTGCGGTACAACGCGATAATGCTACCGCCCGTAATACTGAAACCGATAGCGTTACTGTTCGGGGCGTCCGTGTACGCCAAGAAATAAGTTTCCACGGAACTTTGCGCTGCCAGAATGGCGCTGGCTGCGGTTCCCGTCAAGTTGTAGGTGTTGATGGAAATGACGTCACTGTCAGGCGGGGACGTGGACAGTTGACCGTTGGTGTCGGTGGTTCCCTCAAAAGTCCACAGGCTCGTGTTTTTGAAAGTGAACTCATCAGTCGTGCCAGCGGCTGGAGCAGGTGCCGGCGTGGGTGTCGCTGCTGCTGCGGAGATCGTCGCCGTTACGGTTTGCGGGGAACCATACGGAGCGCCGTTGATGCGGCCTTGCACGGTGAATGTGTACGTGTTGCCGGGGACGAGCTTGTCGAACGTCCTGGACCCGCTCACGGGGTCCGTGGGGGACGTGTACGCGCCGGACCCGGTCGAGTCGACACTGTCTCGGCCAGCGGTGACGTCGGTGATGGTGACACCATTGTTACCTGCGTCCAGAACCCACGTGACCGTAGCGGTCGTCGCAGTAGTGGTCACACCCGTAATACGGATAGATGGGGCGACAACCGTCGCTTGCGCACCCGAATCAGTGATTGTGATCCCGTACTGGTATTGCAGGTAGGCGTGAACTTGTTGACGTTCGGCGTCAGTGAGCACCCGCGGATAAAAAATGATCTCCGAAATGGAGCCGGTCCAAAACTCGATCAGGGCGCCGATCTTGGAACCGATAGTGCCAGTGAGTGACGCGGTAGCCGATCCCGGCCCAACTGCTGACGTACCAGTTTTGACGACAGTCCCGTTGAGCCGAACGTTTCCAACACCGTTGATGTAATCCAAAGTGCTGGTTTGTGCATAAAAAACATTAGGAGAGATCGGGGCGGTGTTCAACGCAACAATCGACGTAATCGCCGTGTCATCGTCCAAGCGGCGGAAAGCAACAGTCGGAAGGTTCAGACTCCTGTTGAGCTGTAAAGCGAACCGGGTGTTGGTCGACACCGAACCCGACAAAGACAAAGCAGTTTTGGTTCCCGTAGAAACGTCGGCGCTCATCGCCACATGAAAAGCCGTAAACCCGGGCATTCCATTGGTCGAAGCAAGCGCCGACGCGGGTAGGGTAAGCGAGTCGTTAGTGAACACAACGGTCTTGCGCCCGTTGGAACCGTTGCCCAAGATGGGCTGCAAAGTAGTGTCCGTTTGCGTGGCAGCATCGGCACCGCCCGCACCGGGCCATGAGGTGACGGGTGCGCCCACCGCGCTAGTCACGTCACCTGCTCGGAACCAAAAACCAAGCCCCGGGATAGCGGACGGAAACGGTACCGCGGTGAGGGTGGGGCGGTGGCGGGAATCGTTGATGATCCCGCCGCGAACAGCGCGAGTGCTCACACCGTCACATCCCCAGAAATAATCCACTCATCCACAGCACGGTTCGTCAACACGACCTCGGAATACTGGCCCGCCGTCCGCAAAGCGTTACCCCGAGAACGCAGTAGAACACTCGTCGACCCCGGGGTGATCGTGACCTGGCCGGAACCGTACTGGCGCAGGATCAGGGACGTACCAACCGGAAAGTTGACGGATGCGCTCGCCGGAACCGTGACGGTCACAGCACTACCACTCAAGAAATCGACTGCCGTTCCCCCATCGGACAAGGCGAACGTGTAGGCGGCACCAGCCTGCTGCGACTGAATCAGCAAGTTGCTGGCCGTACCGCCATTATCATCACCGACGCCACCAATGAACGGCACCCAGTCCCGCGCGGAACGATCATAAACCAGCAGGCCCTGCGGGTAACCGTTCGTGGGCGCGACCGGAATCGTGCTCGGCGGCACAACCGTGTTAGCGACCGTAACCTGCGCGTAAGACGTGACCTGCACGCCGTCAACATTGGTTGCAACAGCCGTTAAAGAGTAGGCGCCATCGGGAACCGTGGTGGAATCCCAGGACGCGCCACTAGTTCCCTGACCAATGAGAACATTGTTGCAGTAGTAGCTGACCTGGGTGGCGTTTGTCGCGGTAGCAGTCAACGGGATGGAGCCGGACAGCGTGGCACCCGTAACAGGGGAAGTGATCGTGATCGTAGGTAGGGGAGCGGCCGACGACGTGGGGGTACCAGTGCTAGCCGCCCGCCCGATCAGCGTCGCGGGGGTGGCCGCAACCTCGGCGGAAATGCCCGTCGGATACACGGCGATCACGGAGAACGTGTACGACTTGCCGGCGGTGAGCACCGCGCCCGTGCGGGTGGTCACATCGGGGGTAAACGTACCCAACGGGTTGTTCGGCGTGTTGGTGCGCTCAAAAACTTGCACACTGCTGCACCCCGCGGGCGGCGTCCACTTGACCACAGAACGACCGGTGGTCGCGTCCTGGGTTGCGGTAACATTCGTCGGCTTCGGAAGCGTCGGATCCGGGGTGGGGGCGGACGCCGAACCCGTCACCGAGTAAACAATGACGCCGTTCTCGTCCTTGGAGCGCGGCTTGTTGACCAGGCCCGGGCTGGTAAAACTACCAGTGACGTAAATGTTGCCGCTGTGCCCACCCTGGTCCTGGGCGAGCAGGTCTAGGGATGCAATGCCACCCGGGTCGGTGCCCACGAAACCGGTGGCCCGAATCGTGGACCCCTCAGTCTCAATGTGCGCGGACTCCCCCGACGAGTCATAGCCGTGCTTCCACGGGCTTACCGAGGTGAACCCGTTGACCGTGAGAGTGCCGCCGCCAGTGGTGTGATCGTCCTGGTGCTTACGGACCGAACGCTTGCAGTCCTCGGCGAACCCGTCATTGATGACGGTTCCCTCGCCCTTGATGTCGAAACCGCCGTCACCAGCGCCCGTACCAAGAATGATGTTGCCGTTAGCGTCGCGGGAGGCGCGGACACCGCAACGGTTGTACACGTTCCCGGTGTCATACTCTTCGTTGGCAAACCCATCGCCCTGCGAGCCGTACCACGAGCCACTGGCGGGCTTAGCGGTCGGGGAGACCAGGGCCGTAGCCGCACAATCCTCAAACACGTTGTTCTTGTTCGCGGTGTTGTTTACGTTGCCGAGCAGCACCCAGCCATTTAGGAACCCGTCGCCGGTCTGCCCACCGTAGCCGACCATGCCTTGAACCGTGTTGTTGCACGATCCCTGTGTGGTCGAAGAGGAGTCAGTGCCGAACGATCCCATGGCCTTCGAGTAGCCGTGGAAGGTCTCCACGAAGCTGTACGTGCCGTCACTGTTGTGAATGCGGTGGTCAAACGTGCAATTCGTGAACGTGCCATCCGTGCGAGCGGCGTAACCGATCTGCACATTCGTGAACTCGTTGTCATAAAACTGGGCCTTGGTGACCGAACCGAGGCTAGCGGTAGCAATACCGTACGCGCAGTTCTTGAGGTGGAAACCGTGGATCTTGTAGCCGCCGCTACCGCCAGCCAGCGAAAACGCGGTCGACCCCTTCTCCCCGCCAGTGTTCGGCGACGGATCCTGAGTCCCGCGCCAGTTGCGGTCACCCGTAAGCACCAGCCGAGTACCACGAGCAAGCGGCTTACCGGACGAATCGCAAGGGCAAATCTCAAGTGTCAAGCCATCGGGAACCAGCGTCTGAATGGAAGTGAAAGCGTCCTTAAAATTGTACGTTCCTGGCAGAAACAGTACGCGCCCGGATTCCAGGGCGTTACGCGGCCACGTCCCATCGGCGGCGGCAGTAAGACCAGCCGCCCGAGCAACGGCAGTGCGCATGCTGGTAAACACGCCTCGGTTAGCAATGGAGCTGCCGTCGCCGGTGCCCGCCGCAGTAGCTCCAACGAAGAAGTCCATGAAATTCCTTTAAGCCTAGTCGTGGGTCAAATGCTGATAGTGGCCGCGTTGAACCAAAAGTAATACTTACCATCGTCGGGTGGAGTCGAGGGCGGCACCCCGTCGGATGCTTCAATGGAACCGACGTTCCCCCCGGCCCCCGAATTGAATTGCACGTCACCAACGACTCCGCGGATCTCGGCCACGGCGCTTACGATAGCGTTGACGTCGCCGGCTGGATCGGGTTGCCCCGTTGATCGCGTCGGCGGAAGATCCTGCGAAAAAACAATAGCCATCTTGGTCTACCTTAATAACTCGTCGGATAAGTGGCCTGGTATTTGCCAGAGTTGACGGTTGGGGTCGTCACTGTGCCGGTTCCGCCAGTTGATCCGCTACCGCTTCCTGTGGTGCCACCGCCAGTAGTAGCACCCCCGCCCCCGCCGCTAGCGTTTCCCCCAGCCCCAGTCCCGGTTAGGGTGAAGCGGCCCGTTGTTTCGTTGTACGTTCCTTGGCCAACAAAAATACTGGCGACCGCGTGTTGAACACCCTTAGCGAAATCTGTAACCAGCACATACCGCTTATCGGCTACATCAATCGACAAGCCACCGGCGATAGCAGTCGGGTCGCCTGCGCCGTAAGGTGCCGCGCCACCCGCAAGCGCCTGCAAGTTCGAATCTTTAGACCCAATAACCGTGAAGTAGCCCTGCGTGTAAAGCTTCACGAGGGCGTCCTGATAACTGGTGACGGTGACAATTCCACCAGTAGGCGCATACAGCTGAATGGACGCCATCGTTGTCTCCGATTAGTCGCGGGCCAAGATCCAGGCGTTAACCCGGGCAATGAAAATACGGCGCTTGCTCAGCGAATAGGGGTGCGCTTCAAACGCTCGATAGTCTGCAAACGGAAAACCGTCGAGTGGGTTTGCGGTGACCGGGGGCGCAGGGATGGGCTGCACGGGCTCTGGGGCTGGTGTGGGCGTCGGGGTGGGCGCGGGGTTACCGCCGGGAGCGGGGACCTGCGTGCCACTGGTGAGCACCGCGAGGGCGCGGGCAACGTCAAGCACGCCATAGCCGGTGGTCATGTCTCGGCCGGGGCCGGCCTTGTACCCACCGTTGTCGCCGATCGTTACGTCGAACGCGATCGTCGGATTGGTGAGCACCAAGTTCAGCAGATCGAAAGACGCCCCACTGGCCTGTCGCATAATTGCCGTCATAGCTGCATAAAGGGGCGCAACAGCCGACGTCCCACCGATCACATAGGTGCCGCCGTCTACGCGAATCTGGTAGCCCGTGGTGGGGCTAGCGTTGCCCGCGAGGTCCGGAACCTGTCGGCCCGGGAAGTGCTTGGAGACGCCACCGCCGGTAGCGGACTGCGTGTCGTCGTCATCCCACGTCACCTCAGACGCGCGGGACCCATCGTCGCTGAGCCGAAGCTGCGTGCCACCACAGGCAATCACAGACGGGGACGACGCGGGAAAGTCCACGGTGTTTGTGCTGGTGCTGTCGCGTGAACCGGTGTCGCCACTGGCAACGAACACGGCCACGCCCTTAGCGCGGGCCGCCGCGAGCACCTGCTCGTATTCATCCATCGTCGCGGCATCCCACGACGACTCCGCCCCGCCCCATGAAATCGACACGATGCCGCACTCAACAACAGCTTGCTTGATCCCGGCGAGAAAACCCGCATTCGTGTTTTCGCAAAGATAAAGACGCTGGTGAACGCCCGGGGCGACCGCCGCGACAACCTCGACGTCGAGCATGACCTCACCGTCGGCGCCCTTCGGGCCATCGGACACGGGTCGGCCGTTGCCCACATTGACGACTGCTACGTTAGCGGCGGGCACGTCGAGCTTCGCGGCATAAGCCTTAAGGTCGGCAGCGTTGTACGCGCCGCCCAGCTCAATAATGCCGATGGTTTGCCCAGTGCCATCATAGGTGTCGATGGGCGCGTTGTACGCCTTAGCCACTTGGCGCGGCGTGTAAGAAACGCTAGCTGCGTGGGCGATGATGTTGCTAATGCGGTGAAGTTGCGGCATTACTGCTCCTCGGTTACGCGCGGCCACGACGGCTTAGGCTGCGCGCCGCGACCATTCCATTGCACAGCCCACCCCGTCGCTACCAAAGCGGCGGACAAGTTGCGGACTATGTCACCGTCAGCATAAAGGACCGACGCATCCCAGCGGCGCGAATACTTGTCAGGCTTAGCGGTTGACAGCAAAACCACAGTCCCCGGCGGCAGCAGCGTAGCAAGATTGTCGCGCGCTTCTGGTCCGCCCTCGTCGCGCAGTTCGCGGGCGGCGCAGCACCGGAGACGGATCGGCACATCCACCTCGTGGTGATACATGCCAAGATCAATGTCAACCACAATGGTGTCGCCGTCGATGACGCGCGTAACCGTGGCGCGGTAAATGTACGGCGGGGTCAGCGCCGACGTTGCGGTCAAAACTGGGTGGTGGGCACAGGCTCAACCGCGTCAGTAGCGGATGCCGTGCCAGAATTGCCAAGGTTCAGCGACGCAACCGAAGTCAACACCGACACGACAGTGGCGAGGGCGGCGACGGACAGCGCGCGGCCCCAGTTGACGTCAAGCACGCCCGAGACGCCCTGAACGGTGAGAACGGCGATGAGGGCCTGCGCAAACGTCTTAGCGGCCCGCTCAGCGAGATCGGTGAGGAACTGGCGGTTCATGGAGTCTCCTAGTTGTTTTGGTCCCGCGTCGACGGAAAAGCTTGATAGAACTGGTCGGCAGTAACAGCCATGGCGGCGGCCGGGTACTCGTCGGCCGGGATGCCGGGGCCGCAGCCGTACTGCTCACGCATTGGGTCCCACAGCGGGCTAGCGGGTAGGCGGTCAAGGAACCCGCAGGCGGCGATTTTCAGCTCATCGTTGATGGCTTTGTTCTGCGCGTCCCGCTTGACCTTGGCTTGGGCCACGTAGTCTTCTAGCTTGACCAGCCGAGCATTGGTGTTCATTTGCCGCTCGTTGGTCGAATACTGCAAGTAGCCGATGCAGCCGATGACGAGAAAAGCGGCGAACAATACCGCCAGAACAACGTTACGGTTGCTGTGCGGGTTCGTGTGAGACAGCACCGCGACAACATCATCGTCCTGTTGCGCGTCCGAGAGCATTGGGGCGTCAGTTCGGCGGGCTCGTCGTCGTGCCATTAGCGCCACCCTGGTTGATTGTCGTCAAGCCACTTGACGACTTGTTCGTTGACCTGCTCGATTTTACCGGTTCGCCGGTCCACGATTTCGACTATCTCAGACAGTTCGTCGTGGTCGTCGCTTAATCCTTTGAGTTCATTTTCGGCGACGGCAAGGCGCTCACGGAGCGAACCGACTTGGTTGCCGTCCTCAGTGTTGACGCGCACCGGATCGGACTTTTTGCGGTTGTTGATGTAGGCGACGGCAATACCGGCGAGGCTAGCGACAACGGTACCGAAGAAGACTAGGTATACGCCTGTGTTATCGGCGGGGGTTGTTGGTAGGTCTGCCGCGAGATGCCACAAGTCATTCCCCCGCCCCGTGGGCCACTCGGTAGATCACGAACCCAGGCCAAGCGAGTAGGGCCGTGAAAACGATTGTTCCGATAGCTGAACCCTGGCCTTTTATAAGGGGCAGGGTGTATGACGCGAACCATGTTCCGTTGACAAAAAAGACGATGAGCACCGCAGCTAAGATCCAGCCCGCGGTGCTTCGCCATATGAGACTAGCCGTAATGATTGCGCACAACAGAAACATAGCAGCCCATGCCGCGCGCGTGACCCCAACCGACAACACGTCAGGCCAAATGCGGTACACATTGATGTTGGTCGCGGTAACAACCACTTTGCGTGGTGCGAAGAAAAGCACTGCACTGATTGCACCGAAGATCGCAGCTAGCGCCACAATCTCGGCGCACAACTCCTGGCGCAGATGCGCCCGCGTCACCCGGGCTGCGTGCCGTAGTTGCGGTACTGGGCGAGCCCACAGCGAATGCAGTACCGGACTTGTTGCGACGGGGAAAACCCTTGCCACGGGCCAAAAACGTGCGTTGACTCAACCATCAGGACGCCAGTCGAGTGGCGAGCTTGTCGGCGACCTTGTCGGCCAGCGACTCCATCTGTGCATCAGACAGCTCAACGGGGCCAGTAGCCGGGGTGGCGCCCACGTTGCCCACAACAGCAGACACCGCGCCAGAGGCCGTTACAGCGGCATCGTGGCCCTCGTGCAGCAGCTGACCCATGCGGACACCGCCGTCTTTCACGTCCCACACGGTGGCCGACACGCCCGGAAGAATGCTCACGGTCGTGGCCTGCACCGCCTTGAGGCGCGCAAGAATGTCCCCATCAAACTTCACACCCGCAACACCCGGGGTCAGCGCATCATAAACAGTTTGCAGCATCTTAGCCTGATTGGCGTCCAAATCTTCCTCCGCAATAATAGGGCCAGGCGTCTGCCCGGCAAGGATCGCAGCGACCTTCTGCCGCATGTCATCCATCGTGTAACCGTTGATATCGGTCTTGCGGCCCTTGGGCAGCGCGTACTCCGAGTGCCCCGCGACCATGTCCGCGCCGAAACCGCCAAGATCACAGTAGGCGGCGTTAACCTTCGGGTAGGCGAGGCGCTGAGCAGGCGTGAAATCATCGGGGCCCGCAGCTTCGCACTCAGTACCGAACAGTTGACTGTTGGCGGTGAGTCCGCGCCAGTTGCCCGCGCCGGCATGATTTGCGCGGCCCGCCGCCACGACCACTGCGATACCATTGCGATCCAGGTAGACGTTGCACAGTGGCCCGTCGAGATCGGGTCGCCCATTGACAACAATGTTCAGCGACGGGCGAGTCGTTGACTTAGCTGGCCCCGCAGTCCAGTGGCAGATTGCCCCCTTGGGCGCGAACGATCCGGCGGACCGGGTCTCCCAGCCCGGCACGAGTTCCACGGTGAGCCCGCGTGCTTTAAGAGCAGCGGGCAGGCCAAGTTGAGCGGCCATTAGTCCCCCTCGTAAAGCACGGTCGCTGGCTCGTCTTCGGGGCCGGTAGCGTGTTCTCGCATCCGACCGTGCTTGGTGACGTCCCAATCTTTGTGGTCCGCGCCGTGAATCAGATCATGCACGCGGTCGAGGATTGGGTCTTCGTCGGGCTTTTCGTGGCGAGCCATGATGCCTCCCTTTAGCCTGCGTAGACGACGACGCCAGCGACGCGGCCACCGCCGCCATTCACTCGGCCGAGAACGTTGTGCGTGTAACCCTTAAACGCATCAACGCGGCAGTTGATTGCACCGTTAAAGACGCGGTCATTAGGCGGGTCGTGAATCTCCTGGTAGGAGATCGCGCTATCAATTCCTTCGGTGCGGCCAATCTCCGTGTCGGTACCGCCCTGGGTGGCGAACACGCGGGTATCCCAACGTCCACCACCAGAATCGGCGCCAGTTTCCACGCGCGAGTTCGGGGCAAGCTTCACACCGAAACCAAGATCGGGAACCGTCCACGCGGTGATTGGCGACGGGTCAGCAATGTACGTTCCCGGTGCGTTAGTAAAATCCCCGTAGAAGCTCACGAGAGGGCTGGGCGATACGAGCCGCCACATGCCGTCACGGTACGTGATTTCACACGAGGGGCGCACACCAGGGATCGCGGGAAGCCGCAGCAGTCCACCGACGGGCACATCAATGAGTTCCTTGTAAGCGTTACCAGCAGCAATGAGGGTCGCGCCCGTGCCCCACACGCGGCAGTCACTGAGCGACGCGGCGGTGAGCGCACCCTGCCCCGGGTTGATAGCAACAATGCCCAGCAACGCCTCGTAACGAGTACCCGGGATACGGTCAATCTGGCTGGTGGACGAGATCGACGTCTGATTGATGGCCGGGGGCGTCGTGGTGCCTTGGATCGCAGCGAACGAAACGTTCAGTGTTCCCCAGTCGAACACGGCCACGAGCGCGTCATAACGGACAGTTCCCGTGGAGTTTGCGGCGAACTGAACAGTGTCCGTTGCCGTGGTCGAATCGTAGACGCCACAAGCCTCAGCCGCGCCCGCCGCGATCTGCACGGTGCGGTCAGTGGTGGTGACCACAGTGGGCCGCCAGTCGCTGCTACTCGCGACCCGGAACGGTGCGGTGGCGAGGGAGAACCGGCGGGCCTCCGCGACCTGGTCGACGGTGCCCGTGAAACCCCGGGGAATGTGGGTTACGCTCATGTCAGCGGCCCTTCTGAATAGAACGAATGTCGGAAGCGATACGCTGCACGGCCGCGATCACGGCATTATCGGATGAATCGGAAGCGTTCGGGTCACCGATCTGCGGGGTGAACACGAGTCCCCCGTCACGGTTATCGGTTGCGGTGACCTGCGTGATGCGCTCGCGGAACTGGACGCCCGCCACGTCGAATGATCCAACGTCGCCAACGCGGTAGTCGGTGCCGTACGTCCAGGGGACGCCATCTTGCACGGTGAATGATGCGGACACGGTGCCCGCCTTTTCGGCGAGCTTTTGTTGCGCGCGCGGCAACGGATCATCCATATCGGACAAGTCCGTGGCATCCACGTACAACTCGGGAAACCCAAATGCACCGAGGGTACCTTGCAGATCCGTATTTGTATAGCCGTAATACCGGCGGTCCACGTCCTGCCCATCCAAACCGAGAACGGTCCGGTAGGCGCTAGGCGCGGACGCAGTCAAATGCACATCGGACAAAGACCCGACCGAAGTTGACCATTGCAGCCACGACTTATCCGTCATCTGCTTAGGATCAAACACGACCGTCGGGGCGGTCAGTGTGAGCCCGGGCGGCTGGACATCGCCTGGCAGCCACGTGTAAGCACGCATCGACAGGTTACTGGCGCTCAATGGCACAGTTAGCAACTCATCCAAAGCGTCCATACGAGCGTTCAGTGTGGACGACGTAGTACCGAACAAACCCCGGTTAGTGACCTGCACGCTGACGCCGAGCCGTTGGGCTGCCGCGCTAATGTAGTAGCGGGCGAGCTGCGCGGCCTCAGCGGTTTGCGTGTCATACGAGGACATATTCGTGAGATCCGGGTTAGCGCCGTTTTGGCTAGCGAGCATGGCCCGCAGCCACGCCCAATCATCGACCAATGTCGCGGTCACCGTAGGCGGTGAGTCGGCATCTTCATCGTACTGAGCGGTAATCACGCGCCCCGACCATTTCATGCCGTTCAGCGTGATGCGTACAGGCACAACCTTGGTCACGCAGTCCAACAGCACGCCGGCCGCTGGGTCGTCCTCGCTGACGATGAGTGTGCCGGAACCGACGGCCAAGTATCGCCACGTGACGGAACAGGTTTGGTAGTCCGGGGCCTGCGTTTGCTTAACGTACGCGCCGTCATAAACCTCGACGACCATGCCAGCGTCCGTCACCAGGCCCGCCGATACAAAGGAATCAAAGATACGGTCACGGACGCGCCAGCCTCGGCACCATCCATCGCAATCACTACAGGCGAAGGATCACCGGGCGGAATCGGGGCTAGATTCACGGGCGTGTAACCAATCTGCGGCCACAAGTTGTTGCCCTGCTGGTCGCGGATCATCTGCGCTTCCGTGTCAATGATGACCTGATCGCCAACGTTGAGGCTGAACGGTAGCGTCGTTGTTCGGTTACCCACGCCGAACGTGACCCGGGTTGCGGGCCCAACGATCATCCACGTCGGGTACGCAGGCAGGTCGCCAGGATTAGGCACAGCAGCCGAGTCGAAGATTCCGGCCTCGCCAATGTAGAACGGCGGACCGAGGCCGGTGCTGCCACCATAATAGTTCTGATTCGCCAAGGCGTTGTAGGCAAACGCTTTGCTGATCTGATCGCCCATCCACTCCGGACGGTCCGCAATACAGTCAATGCTGTACACAGCGTTGCCCAACAATGCGGGGTCCTGCGCGAACACCGGGTCCTCGTTATCGTCCAGCCGGAACCGCAGATACCGGTCATTCACTCGCAGCGTCGCAAGTGCGTCCGTGGACAGCGCCTGCCAGAATTGGGAATCGAGAGTGCGCCAGTCGTCGCCACGACGGTACGGGGCATCCGAATCGCCCACCGCAACTTTCACGGTGAACTCGCGGGACTCCAACCGGGACCCCCGCCACGTCTGCCCCGGACGGCGAGCCGTCTTAGACCACAACTGGCTCGTCTTCGGCAAATGCAAACCCGACAAGCCGTCGACAAGAGTCGCCGTGGAACCCGGGCCAGTAAGATCCCACGACGACCCATCAACACCGATAATGCTGACCGAGGTACGCGGCGGTGGCGTGTACACGTTCCCCCGTCTCAGAGACCAGCAGTAGCGAGCGCTCGACTGGTGGCCTGCCGCTGCTTACGGGCAAGCGCATCAATGTCGGTCGTTACAATAGTGCCATTGTTTGTGATACCGGACACCGAGGTGCCAGCACCCGTCTTAGTCTGCATCGACACAAGTGCTTGCTCCCACGTCGCAGTCGGAGCGACAATCTCATTCGCACCCGTCCCGTTGTAGTGAAGCGACGGGCCGGGTGGAACAATACCGCCCGAATCGTAGCCCACATACGAACCGGCAGCATTGTGTCGCCCGCCCGCCGCGAGCTGCGACAAAGGGTAGGTGTGCGCGAAATAGTTGATGCCCGAATACACGTTCGCCAGCGGATCAACAATGTTGTCCGGCAGCGACTGCGACCGCCACCGCTCGAATGTTGCGGGAATGGTCTGCATGAGACCGCGCGACGGGTGACCGGCCTTAGCGTTCGAGTCGGTCAAGTTTATCGCGTTCGGGTTGCCCCCGGACTCGTTCTTGATCAGCGACAGCACGCCATTGTCCAAAGACTTCGAGATGCCCAGCATAGCAAGCGCCTGATCGACCGTAGGACGCCAACGCTCCACAGCATTAAGCCCAGCAGCACCTGCCACAGCATCCGGGACAGCACCCGACGGTGCGGTGGCCATAGCCCAGTGAACGTGGTTGTGGTGCTGCGCCGACAAGGCGGAACCGTAGTTGTGGTCCTGCCCGTTTTTCTTATCAGGCCGGTCATCACCGAGACCGTCATAAATCAACTCGGTGATACTGCCACCGAAGTTATCGTAGATCCACCGGTTCATCGCGGCCAGCCCCGAAGAGCCATCGCCACCCGGAACGCCCGTGACGCCAAGGTCAACGGCGAGGCCCTTGCCGTGGTAGTCGCTTGCGCCCGGCCGAAACCCGTCATTCAGGTGAGCGAACGGGAACTGGGCCTTCACCGTGTTGAACAGGCGCTCAACCATGTTAGCGCCCGGGGCAAGCGTGCCCGTGCCCTGCGCCGCAGACAACAGCGACTTGAGATTATCGCCGGCCCAGCCGATCAGCGTCTTCACGCCGCCCACGAGACCCTGACCGAACGGGGAGCCGGTGAGCTTATCGAACAAGCCCGAAACGGCGTCAGTGATCTTGCCGACCGGGTTCGTCAAGAACCCCGCCACGTCACCGATCCCGTTAGCAACCGAACTCGCCGCGCCCTTCACCGCGCCAACGAAACCACCGCCAGCGTAGCCCGGGAGCCCCGCCAGTTGCCCTAGGAACGGCACACCGAGCTGGGCGACAGATTCCTGCGGGAACACGAACTCGCCAGCGTGAACGACGCCAGCGGGCTCATACTTACCGCCGTCACCCGTGTAGCCACCCGTGTAAAAGTTGCCGCGCCTACCAGCCGCACCCGTTTCGGCAGGAGGCAAACCAATCTGACTCACAAACGGCAGCCGCACGCTATCGGGCAGGTGGAAGAAGTCCGCGACCTTGTTGAACACGTCGCGGATACCATCGTCGTACACGGTGCCAATAACGAAGTTGATTCCGTCGCGGGCAACGTTCTTGAGCGCATCCCAGCCGGTGCTCACGGCATTAAACATGTTAGAGAACGCGTTTTGTACGCCGCCAACGAAACCGTTAAAGATTCCCGAGACCGTTGAGGTCAAGAAATCAGCGGCGGCCTTAGAAGCGTTTTGCAGTCCCTGCCAACCCGCGCCAAAAAACCCGAACAAATCAGTAAAAAACCCGCGGACACCATTGGTAAAGTTGAGCAGCGTTCCATAGACGTTGTTCGCAATGAACTGGGCTACACCATCAACAAGGGTTTGGAAAGCCTGCCACGCGCCCTGCATGTACGCAAACATGTTGCCGAAGAACTGTTGCACGCCATTGACGAAGCCGACGATGCGGCCAAACACGTTGATGGCAATGAACTGGACGACCCCATCAACTAGTCCCTGAAACGCCTGCCATGCTCCTTGCAGATAAAGAAACATGTTACTAAAGAATTGTTGCGTACCGTTGATGAATCCAACAATGCGGCCAAAAATTTGCACCGCGATGAACTGCACCACGCCATCAATGACAGCCTGAAGCGTGAGCCACGCTTGCCCCAAGAAATCAAGCACGCCCCGATAGATTGCTTGAACGGTTTGGATGAAATCAACCAGCCGCGGAAGCACGTTCTGTGCGAAGAAAGACGCCACCGCATCGACCGTGTCACGCAGGAAGTTGAAGACATCTACGAGACCGCCGATAGCCGCCACGACAACAGCGATCGTGTCAACGATCAGTTCAAAAGCATACTTGAGCACAAACGTTAGGACTGGGGCGAGATCGTTTTTCACGAACGACCAGAACTCCCCAAGCTGTGACCGGTTTTGGTTGACAACTTTCATGACGTCCTGGAAACCGTCCTTAACTCCCTGGATAGCACCCGCGAGAACACCGCCAAGCACCGGCACTAGTTGCGTTTGAACGAAATCAACAATTTCGCCGATAAAGTCGCGGAACGGTTGACTCTTTTGATACAAATCAACAAACCCGGCCGCGATCACAGCGATAACCGCAACCTCAGGCTGCAAACCGCCCAACACAAGTGCGGCTAGCCCTGCCGCAAAATCAAGGATTGTGCTCAGCGGCAACTTCGCAATAGAATCCGCGAGCGAACCAATGATACCGAGGATCGCGTCACCGACCGGGGCGAGCGCTTGGAGGATCCGTCCCGTAGCATCAAACAGGCTACCGAAAAAGTTAGCAACCTTCGGCCCGCTGTCGATGATGTACTGAATGAAACTTTGGAAACCCGAGTTGCTACTCGCGTTCTTGCCGAACTCGGCGAACCGGTCAGCCATGTTCTTAATGCCGCCAACGAACACGTCAGCGACCGGCTGGAACGCTTGCGCCAGTCCAGCGAAACCCTCGAACAGGTCACCGATAATATGCCCGAGAGTGTCAATCGTGGGGCCAGCGACCCGACCGACGAACTGGAAGAACTGCGCCCAAAAGGGGCCCGTCAAAGCATTGGATGCTTGAATGAACAGGTCGCCGAGCTGATCCGCTAATTGCCCAATGAACTTGGACAGCGGGCCCACAAAAGGCAGCAGATTCTCCAACGCCGTCTGCACGCCAGGCAACAACCCAGCCGCAGCAGCACCCTTGAGCCGATCAAACGCCGGCGCGAGCCTGTCCTGCACGAACCCAGCGAACGCGAGCGTCGCCGGGTTGACCTTCGACAACTGATCGTTAATCTTAGCCAGCGACGCCGAACCACTATCACCGGTCTTGTCCATCGCGGCCTGGATTTGCTGCTGAGCCGCCGCAATCGCCGCAGCCGAATCGGCCTGCTGATTAACCGCCTGCCGCTGCGCGTCCGCGAGATCACGCACCGCCTGCTGCTGATCATGCTGCGCCTCAAGAACCGCGACGTTGGCGGCTTGCTGAGCGTGCTGAGCGTCCACCACGGCCGCAATAGCCTGCTGCTGGTCATGCTGGGCGTCCAAAACACCCTGCGCTGCCTGCGCCTGCTCGTGCTGCGCATCGGACACAGCCTGCGTAGCTTCAACGACGCCCTGCTGGGCCTGCTGCACATTCTTCGTCGCCGCAACCATCTGGTCGGAACCAGCAACGCCCTTAGCCTGCGCGGCGGCATTGTCCTCTTGCGCGTTCGCCGCATCCTGGTTCGCCTCAACCAGGCCCTGCTGTGCCTTACGCAAACTCAGCGACGCATCAATCTTGTCGCGGTCCGTCGCCGTAGACGACTTCATCGTCGCGTTGTACTTATCCTGCGCGTCCTGCAAATCCAAGACAGCCTGCTCCTGCGCCAAACCAGTATCAACCGCGCGGTCCGCGTACGACTCCAATTGCCGCTCAGCAGCCTCCTGAGCCGCCGTCAACGCCTTAACAGCGTCAGTGACATCCTGGTTCGCAGTTTTAAGATCCTGCTGCGCCGCAGTAACCCGACGGGACGCCGTAGCAAAACCGTATTGCGCTTCCTGCACGCGCTGCGCGGACTGCGCGACCGCGTACTGGGCTTCGGTAACCTGCTTACCGGCCTGCACATAAGCGTACTGCGCTTGAGTGACCTTCTGTCCAGCCTGACCCACCGCGTATTGCGCATCCGACACGCGCTCCGCAGACTGCACCTGCGACTCCGCGGCCTGTCGCTGCGCCGACGCCAACGACGCCTGCGCCGTAGCCATCTGCCGGGCCTGGGCCGCCGCAGACTGCCCAGCAGACGCCCCTGCGGCCTTCGCGGCATCCGACCGCTGCCCCAACAATTTCACGGCGTCGCTCACACCCGAAAAGCCGAGGGCGAGAACACCAGCAGCCGTGACACCGGCAGCACCGAGCGCGGCGATACCAACGCTCGCACCAATCGCCGCCGCGCCAATCGGGATCAGCGCAGGACTCAATGCAACGGCAGCAGCAATCAGCGACGACATACCACCAGACGCATTAAAAGAAGACCCGCTCAGCGCAGCAAGACGAGACTCAGCGCCCTTTGTGTCAACATCGACATCGACATCGACATCTTCCGCGTCCAAACGCGCCAACTCAGCACGAAACTTCGCAAGTTCAGCGGCGGCGGCAGCGGAATCAATACGGATCCGAGGATCAGCAGAAGAAGCCCCAACCGCCCCCAACTCAGCTTGCAACCGATCAAGCTCGGCAATAGCATCCCGAGCAGAAATATCAATATCAATGCGCTTATTTGAAAGCGTTTCCATCTGCCGACGCAAATCGGCTATCGTTCTTTCCGCATAATTCGAGTTGGCGGTAATGCGGGCTTCCGGCAGATCCGCCAAAGCAGCCTTGAGGCGAGCTTTAAAACTATCGGCAAATGAACCAGCAGCCTTAGCCCCAGCAGCCCGCGTAGCCGGATCGTTTGGGTCAATAACCGGCTTAACCTTGATTTGCTGATCTTTGAGCTGAGCCTTCAGCTTTGCGGCGAACCCCTTAGTGTCAGGTTCAACCCGAACACTTGTCTTCAAATCAGCAAGCTGAGTCCGAAGCTTTTCGGCAAACTCTTTAGTGCTTGGGACAACTTCCACGGACACGGAGCCGACGTTGATGCTCAAAATGTCACCCCTGTGCTCGTAGCTTGCTTAGATACGTAACGTTCGCAACCGACTGACGGCGCACTGGTCGGCCAATGCCAGGACGCGGGCTTGGATCCGGATACTTTTCGTCATTACCGTTGACACGCACCAATGTGATTTCCAGCCGGCGCACGGCATCCGTGAGAGCCGCGAGCTGATAATTTTCGGTACGCCACGGACCGAATTTCACCGGACCATCGTTCGGCTCAGCGGGCTGCGCATTCTGCCGATCACGCAGCAACGTTTGCGTACGCGAATCCTCAGGCAGTTGTGCGATGTAGACCAGCGCCTCGCGGTGCGTCAGTTTGCCCGTGAACAGCCAACCCAATTTAATTTGGTAGTAGCGCCGCAGATCGGCTTCTACCGCTTGGCACGCTTCGTCGTCTTGGAGGAACCCGACGAGCCCCGTGACTTTCCCAGGTCAGCGTTCGCCGCGGTCTCCCAATTCTTAAGAAACGCATTGACGTCGTCCAGGGTGGGATCAAGTTCGCGCCACGCGTCGACGTCCTCAGTAAAAAGAGTGATCTGCGCCCACCGATCAAGGTCACCGCTAGCAAGAGCGGCCTGAGCGCGGGTCTTCCACTTACCGACCGGCGGCACCAGCAGCTCAGCGGAACCCTCATCCGTCACTAGCTCAACCAGGACACCCTCAGCGGGCTCCGTGGCCTCAGCCTCCACGGCCTCCAATGCGGCGGCCATCAGCCGTTCACCGCATCAAGCTTGTACTGGCGAGCGACCGAAACGCCAGCGTCGTCCGGGTAGGCGGTGATGGTGACGCCGTACTGGCTCAATGTGTCAGTCGCGTACTTAACATCAGCCTGAGTCGTGACCTCAGCCTTGGGGAGGTAAAAACGAGCGTGGTTACCCGTTCCTTCCTCGACAATGTCGAAGACGAAAGAAACGATGTTAATCCCGCCGGAAGTGTCGTCAATAACAGACATGATTTTGGTGGTCGGGTCGGGCGTCGGAGCGTCAATGCCGAAGTAAAGACCCAAAACGTTAGGGTTGGTCTCAAGAAACGTCAACTGGAACGTCTTGTCAACGTTCGTAACAACGGTCTTGAACTTTTGCTTGCTGCCCCAACGCTTGAAATCGGTTCGGTCGGTCGAAAACGATTCGGTAAGACCGTCAGTGCTAATAGCACCCATGTCAACCCAAGGGCTACCAAGGGCAGTCATGCCAACGGGCGCGGGGGTGCCAACGGGAGCCATAGAGCAAACCCCGTCAGACATGGCAAGCGCGTAATCGGTGTCAACAGCCATCGTTCGTGATGTTCCTTTCGGGCATGGTTAATACCCCGACGACTGTCGAGGTGCAAGGTAATGCAGTGGTTAAACGGGTTGCTTAATCAGAATGCGGTACGTGGCCCCGAACCTGCGGAGCGCGAGATCATCGTAGGGACGGAACGATGGGCCGCTGATCGTGTCGGTGCGCGTGACCACAGCACGGTTAGCGAGCGGCTGGCCTGGCAAGTTAACTCGGATAGCCCGGTCGACACGCATTGCCAGCGCCATAGTGTCAGTGACGTTAGCCGCGTAGCAGTCGATACTCACGGTCGGGAACTCAAACGACGGGTTGTTGTCATCGGACCCGCCACCGATACGCGCAACGTCGATGATCGGGGTGACCGTCGCAAGGTTCGCGGGCAACTCCGTGACCGCGCGAACGTTGAGAAACGCTCGCAGCCACGGAACGAGCAGTTGCTCCGTCGACAACGGGACCGGCGGATCCTTTGCCAGCGAAATCGGCGGCGCGGACACTAACTCGCCTTAGCGCGGAGGCCGCTCAAATACTTGGATTCGGCAATAATCGGCTTAGCGGAACCGTGACTCTGTACCCGAGTCGAAACATTACGGCGCAATAGCTCGCCAGTGTCCACGTCCAAATACTCCTGAACGATAACAGTCCGCTCAATCACGACTGGCCCTCGGCGGCCTGCGCGTCCTCGACCAGCTTCACCAGCTCCGGCTTCTTCGCCTTCGCCGGCACACGCTTACCAAGCTCAACAGCCTTCGCCACCAGCTCAGCCTTCGTCTCGGACTCAAGCTCATCATGGGAATCCACGACGACACCGCGCCTGTCCCGCACAATCAGCTCCGCGTGCCGATCCGTCACCTCAACAGGATCCGAACCGAACCGGCGAACATCCTTCGGATACGTGTACTTCACAAACGGCATAGCCGCCCCCAACTAGTCATGCGCGAGAACGTCCAGCGCCCGCGTCAACGTGTAATGAGCATCAATCGTCTTACGCGCACGATTCGCCGGCTGCGTACGACCATTCCCAAACTCCACAGCCGCCGCATGACCAACATGGTTCTCCACACGGCCATACGCGCGAGTCCGATTCGTACCCGACGACACCTCAAAACCGTCCCGGTACTCGCCAGGGTGCTTATCGGTAATCGCATCACCAACTGGGGCCGCCGCACGCGCTGCCTGAGCAACCCGCTCAGCCTTCGCGCGCATAGCCGCCTGAATTCCCGGTGACTTAAGAAGCTCACCAATTCCTCGATAGCTAGCGTTAAACTGGCTCGCCATCAGCGGGTGCCCTCCAAACGAACTTCAACGCCAGGAGCCCAGCCCGTCATCGGGCTATGCCAGTCGTTCGGACTGCCATCGACGTTATAGCTGCGGCCACCAACCTCAACGTGGTCGATCGCGTCCACGTTCGTGCCGGTCGGCAGGTACACGGCGGGATGGTCAATGACCAAATCCTGGCCCTGCACAAACTCCTGCGACGTCGACGGAGCAAACGCACCGATCACCGTAGACCGAGACTCCGCGTACACATCATTGCCGAGATCGTCCTGACCCGTGACCGTGCGGCGAACCACCGTGATCTCCTGGCCGAACCGGGCGAACCACGGCGCGGTCAATCCGCACCCCGATTCCGCCAAGTGCGCGGCGGCAAGCGCGGCGTGTAATCAGGGGCATTCAACTTGATCGTACCTACACCAAACGACGTAGCGCCAGGCAAAACGAGCGCGGCCAAATCGGCCTCATCGAACAAGGCATCCCCACCCGTATCCTGCCGGTACGTCGTCGTTGTACTAAACGGGCCCGCCGTCTGCGACAAGTTTGCCACCGACGAATCCGGGTGCCGCACATCCCGCAACACCGCGCGCACAACTATGTCCGTGACCAGATCAGCGTCCACAAGGTGCGCGTCCAGCCACATCGGCAAACCAGGCCGAAGCGCCGTCAAACGAGCCGACACCACCCGCAGCAAATAGTTCACCCGATCATCGGACGCGGGCAGCGTGTCGCCCTCATAGGCGGCCCGCACATCATCCAACGTTGCGTAAGCCATGCGGGCCCTTTCGATAGTTGGACGGCTTAGGCAGCCCCAACTCATGTCAGGGCCGCCCGTCACACGTCAGACCAGCTTGGCCCGGTGAGCGTCAGCCTTAGCCTTCTGCTCCGGGTCAGTCTCCGGAGTCGGCTTACCGGACGTCACGCCCGCAACGGAATAGTTCTCGCTCGGCGTCGGGTCAACCCTCACACCACGGAAACCCTGCTCCAGCTCCTCATCAACCTTGGCCTGAACCTGCGCCTCGGCCTTGTCGTTCTGCGAAACAGCCTTTTGATCAGCCATTAGTATTGTCCTTTTCTGCAAGTCGGGTAGCCGTCCGAACGCGATGACAATTCGCGCAGACGACCTCACATTTAGCTATTTCGGCGTCCACCAGCGCGCGCCTCAAACCCGCCATAGAAGCGACGCGATACAACTTGACCGCACCGGGCAGGTGATCGAAGTCAAGTGCGACCGCGTGAGCGTTGTATCCACAATCTGTACAACCGCGCTCAACTTTAATTCGTTGAAAATAAGCACGATCTCGCTTGGCGCGCTCAATAACACCAGATCGATAACGAGCTATACAGCAAGTCTTGCAGCGTTGCAATCTGCCATTTGTCGATCCAGCGTTTTTATAAAACGAGTCAAAAGGCAAAGTTTCGCCACACGTTCGACACGTTTGCATTAAGGCTCCCAGCCTTACCCCACTTAGAGCCGAGGCAGGCGGTGTGGGTGTACCACTTTTCGGGAGCTACCCTAGCCTCGGCGTGCTGCTATCTTAGCAGCTTTTGCAAATTAGTACGTCAAGCGAGCGACCGGGTACCGAGTCGCCGCGTCGGGGGCATCGTAGTTGATCAAGTTCGAAACTTGCCAACCAACGCGGAAAGTAAGTCGCACGGCCGTCATATCTTGTTGGGCGAGGTTATACACAATGGCCCCAGTGTTGTCCTGAATGACGGCCTCGGTCAGCACCTTCATGGTGATGTCCTGTCGAACACCGACCACAAACTGACTGAAATCGCCCGCGAAAAGACGGACGTTGCTGCCAGCGGCACCACCAGCGGGGAACAAACCGCGCATGGGGTAAGAGATCGGGTTGCCGTCGATCTCGGTGAGGGGCCCGTTGACGCGGTTAGCGTCGAGGCGGTCACCCTGCGCGTTGCGGGCGGCGCGGAGCTTGCCCTTGGTGGAGCGGGAAGCGACGAAACCAGACACGTCGAAGCCGTCGGTCTCAACGGTCTCAATGGTGGCGTCGATATCACCAAAGAACCCACCGGCCGCAGCCGTGGAGCCCTCGGTGACCGTGTTACCGGCCGCGGCGGCGGCAGCGGAAATGTTGGTGGGCCAGGAGGACGGGGAGTTGGTGCCGAAGAACACGGCCGCGTCCAACGTCCGGCCGAAAGCCTCAACGAGGTACGGCATGGCCTCGTCCCAAATGTTCGCGTCAACGTCGGCGAGGACATTGTCGGGAACGGGCATGATGGTGGCAATTTCCTCGACGTTGAGGAACTTGTTGGCCCAGTTCATTTCGGTGGTCTGCTTAAGACCGGTGTCACCGTTCACGAAGTAGGCGACGGGGAGCGTGGAGAGGACGGGCATGCGCACCTGGGCGCGGCCGACGGGGATGTGCCGGAACTGCGAGAGAACCGCGGACTCGTTGGTCGCGGTTCGGAGCATGTCCTTAGACACCTCCTCGGGGATGAGCGCCGCAGCGTCCGTCCGACTCGTCACGTTGTTAAACGCCATTGCGTGGGTCCCCTTTCAAGGGATAGTCAATGAGTAGCGGTCCCCGCGCAATGCCGGGTGCTACGAATTACTGCTGGTGTCCTGCTGCGCGACGAATGAGTTCGCTCATCGTCACGGGCTTATCAGTGGCTTCCCGCCGCCCCTGACCAAGGTCAGAAAATCCGGCGGTAGGGGCGAGGCGGCCAGCGAACGCAACAACCTTGTCGGTGTTGATCTCGCCATCGTTGATGAACGACTTAGCGGTAACCGGCTCCAAAAGCTCATCCAGCTCGGCGCCGGACTTACCGCGGGCCTGCAAATTGGCCCGCAGGATAGCCATGACAGCCGACTCGGATGCCTTTTGACTGGCCTCCGCGTAGCCCTCAGCCTTCGCGGCAGCGACGGCGCGCTCCTGCTCGGTCATCTGGGCTTGCTTGTACTTGTCCAGCTCCTTTTGCAGCGACTTGAGCTTGCTACTCGCCTCGTTGCGCTCGGCCTTCATGCGGTCGAGGGCCTGCTTACCGGCGTCACCGAGCGCATCAGCGGTTACAGCCGCGTCAACATGCTCGATGGTGGTGTCGCCAGTGTCGGTGTCCGTTGCGGACGTGTCTGTGGTGGTATCAGTGTCGCTCATTTGTGCTCCCGTTGCGGGAAAGTCCGGTCCCGTTGCGGTACCGGATGGTTTGTGTGCCGTTAGGCGGTGAGCTGGCTTTCCAACACGTCGATACGGTCCGAGAGCCAAACTGTTTGAGCGGTGGTGAGACCGTCCTTGTCCAGTTGCTTACGCAAAGCCTGCCGTTGCGCCTCTAGCGTCTTGACGCGCTGCTCAGCGGCGATACGGGCCGAATCCGCGTCGGACTGCTTAGGTGTGCGCGGTGGCTGACCGGCGGGAGTCAACACATCCCCCAGTTCACCGTTCGTGTGAATAGCGATCTGGGTTTTACGAAGATCAGCGGCCTTGTTTGACCCGGCGGCCTCATAAATGCGGCTCAGGTCGTCACCGTTGAGCGAATGCCCCGGGTCTTTGCTGCCAACAATGGGCAACACGGTGCAGTGGCAACCCGGATGAATCGGCAGCAGGTTCTCGCGGTGGTACACGCGGTCCGATGCGACAATGCACAGGCCGCACACGTGCCCGGACACCTCGGGGTGAATAACCCGCCGATAACCGCGCGTGTCCGGGTCCGCCGCGTACATGACTTGCTGCGCGGCGGTGGTCTTCGCCAACTGCATGTCAGTGCGGGCGAGCGTTTCCAGGCGTTGCGTGGCCTGCTCGACCGCGTCCGCCTGCTCAACACCCGTCGATTCCAGGTAGCGCACGGTGCGCGCGGGCCGCTGATACACGTCTGCGGTGTCCGCGCCGATCCGCAGCGATGACGGCAAGTCAACAATCGTCCCGCGCGGTAGCGGCGCGTCCATGCGCTGGAACTGCTGCCGAAGATGCTGCTCGGTGATCTGCCCCGTGGCCTTTTGTGCGGCCTCGACGAGCGTCGCAGCCTGCTGACCGAAACGGGCTACGTCATCGCCCGCGTAGTAGCCGCTGAACGACCGCCACAGCCTCAACAGCGCCGCCACAAGGTTGTCGGCTACCCGCTGGTGCGCGATGCCCTCGTTGGCGACCATGCGGCCCACCACAGTCGCCGCAACGGCAATCGGCGGGCCCGAGTCGACCGCTCCCGATGCTGCCGTGACGCTGGTGGCCTGTGCGGTCCGCTGCTGCGTTGGCGTGGTCACCTAGACACCACCGCTCGATATGTGGGAGAGTGAGCCATGCCCACGTTGACGGAGTTTTTGCTGGCACGTATCGCCGAAGACGAAGCGATTGCGGAAAACGCATTGCACCCGGACGCGGTGCAGCCCGGATCTTGGATTACCGAGCATCACAATAGCGAGTATCACTCCGAGCCAAATCGAGCGCACATCGCCGAGGACCACAGCGGGCATTATTGGTCCGTAGCGCATGAAATCTTTATCCCAATCGCCGAGCACATCGCCCGCCACGACCCGGCGCGCACCCTCAATGAGTGCAAAGCCAAGAAGCACATCATCGATTTACTGACGAACGCTAGCGCAACCAATTGGGATCAGTTGGCTTCCGCCAACCAGAACGTTCTTCGGCAACTCGCCATGTCCTACACTGACGACCCGGACTACGAAGAAGCTTGGCGTCCTTGATTGCTGACGCCCGCGCCGATGCTGGTGTTTTTCACGCCTAGAACCATGTCACGAGCATCATCGGCATCGGCGCGGGTCATCTGATCCGGGGTGAATCCCAAGACCTCGCGGCGGATCGTGTCGTTCGCCAGGCCAGCGCCCTTAGCCTGCACCGCAGCGTTGTACCGCTCCGTCAACGACAACCGCTCAACCGGCGCCCACAAAGTCTGAATCTGCGACACGTCCGCGCGGGCCGTGTCACCCATCATCTCAAACGCCAGCGACATGGTCTGCGCGAAACCAGCGCCCGCGAGCGTCTGCCGATCCTCCGCGCGATACACGAGACCCTCGCGCTGCAACGACGCGCCTTCAGCCGAACCGTTCGCATCATCCGGGTTGAAATAGCTGATCGGGATGCGAGTCAGAGCGGCCAAGGTACGGATGTCGGCGCGCTCAGCGTTCAGGATCGGGTTAAGGTCAATTGGGGTCGACTCCCAAAAGTCAACACCCTCCGGAACCTGCCACAACGACCCTGGACCCGGGGTGAACACACCGTCATAGTCGATGCGCTGACCAGCAAGCGGATGCCCAACCGGGTAAACCTCCGGAAGGCTTTTAATAGCCCGCTGGCGGAACGCCTGCAACTCTGCAATCAGCATCCGCTGCAACGTCGTCCGGTTGATCCGCGACAACAAATCAATGTGCGTCTCAAACTCGGCTACCCCGCCACGGTTCGCGTACTGCACAATCGGCACACGCGTCGTCGGCAAACTAATCGGGTCATCCCACACCCACTTGCGGCCATCATAAAAATCGAAGCCGAGACCGAACATGGGGATACTGCTAACGGGCCGCGTACCCCGGTAAGCCTGCGCACGACCATTCGACTGACCGGGCACACCAGGCAGGTAAACCCAGCAAACCTCGATGCCCTCATCCGGGTCGTGGTACGTCTTCAACCCAGCACGCACCAGCGAACGGCGAGCAGGATCATGCGCCGTGATCACCTGCCGCGGATCCTCCGCCGTAATCAACGGGACATCCGTGCCAGCTGGGGCGGGAGCGATCATCGTGTAACCAACCGACAACCCGAGCATCCACGTGAGCAGATCGACCTGCTCAACAGGCATCTCGTTCACGGCCCACACGCGAGCCGCGACCGTGTCACCATTATCGTCGTTCTCCGCGCCAGTGCGAAAACCAATCGGCGTCAGACGTTCCCGCACCGACTCAACAATCAGCTCAGCAAGGTTCGTGCGCGTATTACGGTGCCACGCCTGATACGCCGCCTGCCATTGCGGCGCGCCCACGGGAAGAGGCGGATCACCACTCATCCAACGTTGCAAACGGTCCAAACGCTCATGCCGCGCCGCCTGGCGAGTACCCAGACGCTTCAACCACCATGCGGGCGAACCAACGGTATCCACGTCATTCAACACGCGGAACCCGCTTTCAGTAGAGCCTTCTCGGCTTATAAAATGTCGACGCCGGAACGTCCGTTACGCCAGCAGCGACCGCATCAAGGCGAGCCTGCCAGGCCAATACGGCAGCAACCGCCGCGTCGATCTTTTTGATTGAATAATCGTTTTCCTTGCGGAGTGACAACTTACCGCTCCGCAACTGGCGGCGAGTATTGAGCACATGCCGCGTCAACGAGCTGCTGCCGTCGTGGGTCATGTCCCCGTTACGAATAGCACCCTCAAGCTGCTCGATGGCCCGCTGAATCAGACCAGTGCGCCCGCCGACCATCCACCACTCAAACGGGTGATCCCGCGACACTTGAATCTGCTTACCGTCGCTCGTCTTCAGCAAACGCCCGCTGTACGTGGCTTCCCATGAGTTGACGAACGACCGCCAATCCTTTGCCGGGTCGCAGTAGAAAGCCGCAACGCGATACCGATCAAAGCACTTAGCGATCTGCGCCTCAATCTCAACGATTGGCGGTGACCAATCCGGCCACGTGTCCTGATTGGGGCCAGCCTCCCACACCTCAACCTCAAACACGTGTCCGTCAGAAACGCGGCAGCCAATCAACGCGGTAGCATCAGGCTTACCCTTGTGGCGGCCACGCGAGCCGTCGAAGCCAAGCGTAATGATGTCGTTATCGGCAACCGTCTTGAAGGTGTCGGGCTCATCCTTACGGGGTCCCCGGTCAGCCCACGTCGGCTGATCAATCCACGAGTTCGAAGCGTGCGTGATTTGGTTCAAGAAATCCGACCGGGATACTTGCGGATCGGCGTCCGTCTGCCAAATCTTACCGATCTGAGACTCAAGGTCAACATGGCCCGGATCGCACGGCGGATCGTGAATAACGCAGCCATCCTGATGGCCCGAAGAATCACCGTAAGCAGTCCGCAATCCAAGGATCAGCGACTCGCGTTCCCACATGTTCGTTTCAGCCGGCGCCTCACGGTGATCGTAAAGAAAACCGTTATTGAGTGCGCGTCCCTCAATAATCGACGCCGCATAAGCAGCCGACTCCTCAGCCACCGAACCATCGCCAGGAATGAATGCGTTAGGCGACTCGATCGTCGTTCCAGCCACCTTAGCCGCATTCGTCCGCAAAGTATTGGCGAGCACAAGGCCGCCGTTACTCGGAACCCACTCTTCGGTCTGGTCAAGCACTGAAAAGATTGCCCGTGCACCCTTGACGGAGCGTGCCGAAGCCGTTTTAGGCTCAATCCGCCCACGCGGCAAGTTAACGAACGTACCCATCGGCTCCAAACCCGGGTACTCGTCAATCACCGGACCCTCAAGCATCTCCAACAATGGGGCCCATGTGTTAGCCGTCTGATCCTCCGACACGGCAGCCACATGGCACAGCGGTGTTCGGTAGTCCGACCACGGCACGCCCACCGGCTGCCCATCAGCATCCCAGCCACCCGGCAAAACAGGACCCAAAGCCTCCGCAATGGCAATCGACGCTAGCAGCGGAGACTTCCCCCAGCCGCGCGGTCTGCCGAGAAGCGCACGCTGAATGCGACGACGACCCCAAAAGTTTCCCCGGTTCCACACGTACTCACCGGCCGGGTTGATCTCGTAGAACCGGAGCAGAAAGTCCTCTTGCTCCCGGTACAACACGAACGGCGCATAGTCAGGCCTGTCGGGAGCCGCTAGAAACTCCGCCATCCAGTCGATGACCTGATAACCCAGCGTCGGGACCTCGCCAGGCTCAGACGGCTTCCACGGCACCCGGAGCAGCCTTCAATCCACCGCGACGCTCACGAGACGAAGCACCCCGCCGCGTAGCTCGCTTATCGTCCTTCTCGTCAGCATCCGCAAAAGTGATACGCAGCCGAGCACGATCCTCCGGCGTGGCACCGAACTTAGCCACCCGCAGACGAACCTCAGCCGCCAACGTCCACTGCCCTTTAGACCACATGGCGTGATGCATCAACGCCGTGTCCAAAAGGAACGACCAGTCAGTAGCCGTAAAATCTTTCGCCAATTCCGAACGCGACCACATGTCCCACCACTCAATGGTGCGAATGTGCCACTCCTGCCACTCGCCCTTAGCATCCAAACCAAGCTCAGGAAGCTCAGGAGCAGGTTCACGGACAAGCTGCAACTGCCGACCAGCTACCGGATCAGCATTCGTGCGAGCACGACGAGCGGGATCCTTAGGAGCAGGTCCACGACCAGCCACGTTAGCCTCCCGCAAATAAGAACGATTAATTAGTTTGAGTCAACGCGATTGCCGCGAGAAACATTGCACCACAAGTGGGCAAGCCTAGTGTTCGCACGAGTGTGTGCGCCACCCAAGGACAATGGCACGATGTGATCCAAGCTAGCGCTTAGGCGGTCGGGATACGCCAAAGTCGGATCAACCGGCTTGGAGCAAATACCGCAACACCAACCGTCGCGCTCAAAAATTTCTGCTGTCGTAAACTTTTCAGTCTCAGCGCCCAACTTCCAAGCTCTGCGACGTTGATCGCTAGCTCGCTTACTTTCCCAGTAACCCCCGCGTTCACGCCACGCTTTGCTGTTCTCCCGCGCATGCTCACGCTGCTTAGGCGTCCACTCCGCGCGCTGCTTACGCATACGCGCAGCAGAAACACTAGGATCGACTTGAGCCCGAGCACGTTCACGCATCGTCCAATACACGCGCCGGCAACGGTCCCCACAAGCAACTGAGCGCCCGCTACGAGCCACGTAAGTCGCCCCGCAGGTTTTGCAATCTTTAATGAACACCTTGCTGCGAGGAGCCCAAGTGCTTGCGCGCTTCACGGCACCCATGCTAGCGCATTAACTAGATCAACAAGAGCCGGGCGGGCCGCTTGGCCGATGCCCCAGACCCGTAGCCAAGCCGAGGGACAGAACGCAGCGGTCAAAAGAAGCTACCCCACCGGGGGGATCCCCTACCCGCCTTCTGAGCGCCCGTCTAAACGCCTCACTTCAGCCCTGGGTGCACTTCCCTAGGGTGCTGCAACTTGCCCCGTACAGCGCCGCGTGCGGCTGCGCTCTCTTGGGCCGTCTTGGTGTTGTGGTGCGGCCGGCACAGCCACTGCAACCGCTCGTGATCGTTACGGTCAGCGGCATGGTCAGCGTCGGTGCCTGGTAGTGGGCATCGCTGACCGTCATCGAGCACGGCTTGGCATTGACCACCAGCATCACGCTTGGCCCTAGCCCTGCGCTTGTGCCAGTCCTTGGGCAGTGACGCCCGACGATCGGAGCTAGCCCAACTCACCCTGGCCCAACGTTCTTGCCGCGCGGTGGCTTGCCATGCGCGACTCTATTAGCATCTGACCCAGGCCAAATGCGTAGGGTGTCATGGAACCACTGCGCCGCCGTGCGCTTAGCTTCTTCTTCGGGCATGAACTTGCGCAGGTGTTTGAGCAGGTTCGTGAATGGCGCGTCAGTGGTTGCCCACTTGTGGAGTCCTGCACCTTTAGTGCATGGACTACCAGTAGTCCTTCAAGCGTTGGGTGTTGCGCACGTCCTGGGGACTTGCTTCCTTGCCTGCGACCACTGGGCATCACCTCGCTTCGGGGCTAGTGTTGTTGCATGGTCTTTATCTCCGGCAGCCCACGTCGCCGCACATCGGTCTCGGTACGCGTCCCATGGTTCCTGCTGCTCATTTACTGGCCGGTGCTAGTAACGTGGCTAGCGGCGGTGTGGGCGGTGCAGCTCACGGTACTAGCGGTGCGCCTGTTGTGGTGGGCTGGTGTGGCCGTGTGGTCGGCGGTGAGGGCGTGGCGCATCCGTCGCCGCCTGACGTTCTAGCAGTAGCCCTCTTGTGGTGGACCGGCGCCAGGCTGTACGGTCTGGTGCATGAACTTGCTACAGGAAACGTTGACCGAGATCGCCGAGCGCGGTCATTCCGTCGATGACGTTATTTATGTCGGTTCGCGGGATGGCTACTCCTGTTCGTGGGAGCAGTTCACCGAGCTAGCGGACCGCGAGTACGACAGCGGATACGGCAGCCAAGAGGTTGCCGCCGACCTGGAAATCCACTTCACTGACGGCAGTTGGCTTGAGCGTTGGGAGTATGACGGTTCGGAGGGCTGGGATTTCCGTAACCCATTCCGTGATGTCATAGCGTCTAAGCCGATCATCCGGTTGATGCGCGACAACAACCACTTCGACGCTTGGAGCGGCCTGGGCGCGCTGCAAGTGGACGAGGACTAGTTCCCGAAATCCCATGCTTGCACAACAACGTTGACCGCCGCACACGGCTGGTTGATGGTGAACTGCACGGTGCAACCCGCAGCAGTCTGCGTGCCAACAACCTTCGAGGTCCATACACCGTAATGATCGCTGGGCACCTTGACGATGGTCTGGTAAGCGTCGCGCGGCATGGGCGGGTCCCAGGCGATCGGTGATTGGTACGTGTCTCCTGGTGCAAGCTGCGGCAACTGCACGGTGGCGTTGCGCTGGGGTATAAGATTAGCTGCCACGGTGTCTCCTAGGTGAGCATGTAGGCGAGCGCGGTGAAGCTCGTGGACCCGAGCGCGACAAGCCCTGCGCCGTCGATGGTGAGCGTTGCCCGGTCCGCATACTTGACCCACGTGAGTGTCATGCCGGCGATGCCACCGGGTGTGGTGTCGATGCTGTACGTGGTGTTGGGGAAGACGACGGGCGCCCACGTGAAGGTGACGGTGGTCTTCGGTGCTAGGAGTGTGATGGCGGCGGATTGGCCGGTGGCGAGCGCTTCGAGTAGCTGCCCGTGCTGCTGTGCCTCGGCCGCGTTGAGCATGGCGGTCTCATCGGCGGTGAGCGCCCTGGTGACTGCGCTGCCGGTGACGGGTGTGCGCGTGTAGCCAGCAGTGCGGTCGAGGACGACGGTTGCGGTGAGGGTCGCGCCGCCGTCGGTGTACTCGGGGATGGTGAGCGGCACGGCGTGTCCCCTTGACGGCTGTAGGTACAGGGTGCATGATGGGGGCATGACGCAGACCGAAGCCCTCAAGCAACTGTCCACCGAGATCGCCGCTCGCCGGAAGCACACTGAATTGCGTGTTGTGGACGGAGGCTGGGTGCTTAAGCGCATCAACGAGCTTATGGCGGAAGTTAAGAACGCGTGATGCCTGACCCACTTCGCAACGTCCGCGTTCCCACCCCTCTTTGGCAGCGTTTCACAACCGCGTGTCGTGAACGTGGTACGACAGCGTCCAGTGTTCTCCGCAACCACATGATCGACTACATCAAGGAGCAGAAGTGAAAGATAAGGACTGGCCGGAGATCGCCCTTGCGACCTATTTGCTTGCCGGCGTGTCATTGCTAGCCGGTGGTTGTTTGTGGAGTCCGTTAGGATGGGCGTTCATTGTTCTGCTATTGTTGGGTCCGGTTATCGGCGGCATCATATGGCTTATTTTTCTTCTGAAGAACTAGAACAGCAGCGTGACCCGGGGCGTGATGTTGGTTCCGTCCGCGACCACGGCGGGGTTAGCAGCGAACGCCCCGGTCACGTTGTCCGTGCTGGACACGAGCCCGACGCCCATTTGCCCAGTAGGTGACTGTCGCACGCCCGCCATGTAACCGCTGAGTCCGCGCGTCTGCGTTGGGTTGCCCGTTGTGCCGCCTTGCTGCGCGACGCCCATCCAAAGCCAGCCGGTGGCGCTGATGGCGGCGCTAGGCGTCCATCGCATGAGCGCGGGATACGACGTGGGCGCTGGGATGGCCCCACCGTCGTACAGCAGCGCTCCGGGTAGCCCGCTGCCATTATCCCGCCATAGTCCAGCTCGAACGGTGCGCCCGGACCCGGATGCGCTGATGACTTCAAGCTGCAATGACTTGATGGCAGCCGAGTTGGGCGGCACGAAGATCGGCATAACGTGCAGCCGGCCAACGGTGAGCACGTAAACCTCGGCGTCGCCGCCTTGCCCGTAGCTGGCCCCGGCCGCGTATGGGGGGAACCAGAGGGCTGAGACGATGGCCGCTGCGTCACCAGCAATGCGGGCGGTGGTCTCGTTGTCGATGCGTGTGCCGAGCGCGGTGTCCGCGTTGGTGCGGTTCGTAGTTTCGGTGCTGTCCGCGTTGGCCCGCGCAGTGGCCTCGGCAGTGTCGGCCGCCTTGCGGTCTGTGGTTTCTTGGGTGATCGCCGTGGCGTTGGTGCTGTCACCTTGTTGACGTGACGTAACCTCGGCGGACTCGGCGGCCTTAGCGCGAGTGACCTCGCTGGACAGGTTCGTCGTGAGCGTCGATTCAGCGCCTTGTGCCCGCGTGACCTCATTGCCAATGGCTGTCGTGTTTGCCTGCTCGGCGGCCTTAGCTCGTGTCGCTTCGTCGCTGGCAGCCTTGGACGCGGCCTGCTCTGCCGACGTCGCACGGGCCGTCTCAGCGGTCAGGTTGGTGGTTAGTGTCGCCTCAGCCTGCGTGGCCCGAGTGACTTCGCTGCTAAGCCCCGTAGTGAGCGTCTGCTCACTGGACTTAGCGCGAGCGGTCTCGTCGCTGACGGCCTTCGCGTTGGCTGTCTCGGCGGCACGGGCAGTGGTGGCCTCGGCGGTAACACTAGCAGTAAGGGTTTGTTCGGCCTGTAAAGCCCTACTAGTTTCAGCATTCAGCCCAGTAGTGAGGGTTTGCTCCGCCGCCTTAGCGCGGCTTGACTCGTCGCTAATCGCCTTTACGTTGACCTGCTCGGCACCGGTCGCGCGGGTAATCTCATTGACGATGGCTTGACCGTTGCTGGTTTCGGCCTTCGTTGCGCGCGCTACCTCGACGGACAGGCTACCGATGATGCCCTGCTCGGCGCCAATGGCTCGCGTGGCCTCATTGCTGATGGCGGTCGTATTGGTCTGCTCGGCGCTGGCTGCACGCTGCACTTCAACGGCGAGCCCGTTGCGCACCGCGTCGACAGCGGTTTGCAGCATGTCAACGAGGTCGTGCAGCATCTGCCGATCATTGACGCTGTCGCCGAGCGCACCGAAGAATGTGCCAGCCAGGTCGAGGAGCTGCTGCTGCACGTCCGTAACTGCGGTCAAGTCCGTGTTGGTGGTCAGCAACCGGTCAATGGACGCAATGATGGCGTCACGGAACTTACGGAGGGTCTGTTGCTGGAAGCGTAGTGCACGGATTTCCGCGATGGGGTCCGTCACTACGCCACCTTAATCAGGTATTAGTTAACGCGGTCGCTGTAAAAGATTGAGTTATTGATTACCGACTCAGCTTTCCTTGCATCTTCACGCCGACAAGTAATCAGCAAGTTGACCAAAGCAATACCAAGCATGACAACCGACACCACGTGCCATACACCATGGTCTAGGTAAACCGGCACGATCCACAGCAAGCTGAGCGTCATCCAAAAACGACTCACTGCGCCCCCTAGTGCGTAATCTTGTGCCGGTGGTCGAGTAGCGCGTCAATACTGGACTGCGCACGGTCAATGGCGTCAAAGCTGCCAGGATCCCGACTGAGCCGGTAAGCGGCGCACGCGACCCGTAGGCGGTGCGAGGCGTTACGCAGGTCTCGGTCGATCTCCCGCAGCACATCCTCGCGGGTGGCGAGCTTCACGATTACCTCCGAATAAAGCGGAGTAGCAAACAAGAAACCCGGCCTGTTTGTCTACCAAACAATCCACCGCGCATTTTAGCTTCAACAAACCGGCCAGCCATGGGCTCTGTTAAAGCAACTCGACTACCGCGGCCAGTATTTTTAGCCACGCTACTCGTCGTCCTCGTCATCATCGTCGTCCATGAGCCCCATCGCGGCCTGAACGGCGGTGTCCTTCGTCAACTCAAGCATGCCCAGGATCTCCACAAGCCCCGGCATGTCACCCTGCGAGTCCTCAAAGCTGGCGGTGATGCTGTCACCATCATCGCCGAGGTGACGCTCAATCACAATACGGGTCAGCAGTAGGCTCGCGGTATCGGCCTCGCTCATCGCTTGACCGGATAAAGCGACTGCACATCGTTGGACGCCTGAGCCCATGACTCAAAACGGATTGCTCGGTCGTCGATCTGCGCCACAGCGGGCTCCTTAACGTTCGTCACGCGGTAAGGCGGAAAGCCGTGGTAATCGAGCCAGTCAACGATCTGTTGCGCATCGCGAGTAGAGAACACGACGACTTCGTAACCGGCATTGTCCAGCTCGGCCAGCGCAAAAAAAGCACCAGACATCGGACCATCGTAAGCGGTGCCGTCATCCCAGCCGCGCGAGTAAGCGTGGATCACGCCGTCGAAGTCGACCAGAATGCGCGGACGGTACTCGCTCATCGGCTGCTGAACCTCAGCGCGGTGGGGCACTTGCGCTGCGGCCGGCGCTTCGGCTCACGCATGTACTTCGGCACACGCTCAGCCTGCTCAGTGGCCTCACAGTCAAGGTCGGCGAGAAGCTTTGCGGTGCCGGTCACTTGCCGTACAACTGTTCGTGAGCACGAGCCAACTCTTCACGAGTCGGCGGTACATCAAGCCGGTTGATAACGACCTGCCGTTGCGTCTCGCTGCCGAACGAATACCACTTATTGCGGACAAAATCGATGACGTCGTCAATAGCGCGGCTCACGTGGCCCCCTAGGTTATCCTTTAACGCTGGTGCGGACGATTAAAGGTTAAATGCCAGCAAGGCCGAGTGCGCGCCTAGTTGCCTTACGCTGGTTTTCGGCTAGCTCGTCAATGTTGGTGGTGGTAATCGTTCCGTTGTTCACGATGCCAGGAGACGGCTCAGCACGCTCAACGCTAACGATCCGATCGGAGCGGCAACCGTAGACGACCTTATGGTCGGAAGTCTTGAAAAACACCCACGACACGTCGGGATCAACCTGCCAATACTCGGCGGTAATCTTCTTCGGCTCGTCGTAAGCGAACGTAGCAACCCAGGTGGTCATGATGATCCTTTGTGGTGGTGGTTCTGCTTACGGCTCCCGGTGGACGGATCGAACGTCCGTGAACGCTTCCAAAGAGCGTCGTCCTGCCGCTAGACGAACCGGGAAAGTTTTTGCTAGACGCGCAAAAGCCGGGCGGTCACCGCTTTTGCGGAACTGCTGTTTACCGTGAGTCGATGAGCACGAGCAACGCTAGGAGCGTGACGGCGAGGACAACGGCTAAGGCGATCCCCATGTTAGTCCTTGTGTTTCGACCGTGCGTAGAGACGGCGGGGGTCGAACCCGCATGCCTTTCGGCAGCAGCTTTTGAGGCTGCCATGTATGCCGATTCCATCACGTCTCCGTGGTGCGGCCAAGTATGAACGCTGCCCGCCTGCGCGCTTGACCCCTCTACCACTTCACGTGGCCCGCCTAGGTCGCCAGCGGTATACCGCTTTCGCGGAAGTAAACGGGGAACTTAAGTTAGCTTCCCGCCCGCCGGTGCTCGCATCTGAGCTATGCCCCTGTTTGCAGGGAACACCTAGGACGCTAACCCTAAGCTGCCTCCGGGCCGTTTGTGGTGCTGGCCGCGAATCTAACCGCCAGCTCTCAGTGGTCCCCGTCGTCCGGCGGAATCTACGCATCCGAGCTGCAAACCTAGACGACCTCCACGGAGTGGACAAGGCCGTGTACCGGTGTCCGAATAGGTTTCGCTATGCAGTTGTCCGATCACGTTGCAGCGTTGATCGGTCTTACATCCCGCCAGATCCCCTGGATCCGTTGGGAAGTCGACCCGACTGGTGCGTCAACCGGTAGCGTGGCGAGCTACAACAGTCGGGGAGCCGCCCGCAGCTTGCACCCTGCTGAGCGGCGTCCACCCCGCGCCACGGAGGAAGGCGGCGGGGAGGTTATTGCACCAGATCGTCCATAGTTAGCGGCGTCTGGCGAAGACTATTTATGTGTGCGAGCAGCTTAGCAGATGGTTGGTACCACTCAAAGCGAGCGGCAAGGTCTTCGCGAAACTGTTGGTGACGTTGTTTTTCTAAGTCCCAACCACCGGGCTCGGTAGCCAAGAGTTTTGCGTCTGGGGGGTAGCCAGTAAGCCTGTTTTTCAGTTTGGAGCTGACGCCAATTTTAACGTATTTACCAACGCGCAGGTAATAAACCACGAAACCTGGGCCCTTGAGAACGTCGGGCGTTTTCTGCTTAGGAGGTTCCGCAGGTACTTTAGCTTGCTCGGTCGCATAAGCTGCACGACCTTGACGGATAGCCGTATCCATCAGTTCGGGGTTACTGCGAACGTCGATTCGCCACAACAACTTCATAGTGGTTATCACCCGAAGCACGTAAGGACGCGCCGGGTCGTCGGGCGGCAAACCCGTAATCTGTTCGCCGTAATCTTTGCTGCTCGCCGGCTTTGGTCCCGTAGGGATGGATGCCGCGAACGCTTGACCTCTGCTACCATACTTCATGTCGGCCTCTCATCCAGGTTGACCACGCCCCGGGCCAGCGCCAACTGGTGCCGGGGTTGCACGCGTTAACTAGCAAAACTGCATAGTTGATCCGCCTGCGCTATGATCGTAGCAAAACCCGGCCGGGAGTTGTCAAGCCCGCACGGCAGAAATCTTTTGGGCCAAGAGTTGCTCGGCTTCGTCCAACTCAATAAGCCATGCGCGCGTCTTAACGTCGCAAGCAACAGCCGGCACTCGACGGCGCACCATGTCGACGTGCAGGCCAGTTTGTTTGGCAAACACTTGCCGCGAAACCAAGATGCGGTCGCCGCCGTCTAGCTTCATCGGCGTTGGGTGCGGATAAAGCGCTCGACCTCGCCTCATACCGCTACCTTAACAAGTGCGGGGGCAAGCGTGTAGTCTTTATCGGCGCGATGCAACACAGCAAACTTGCGACTCACGCTTTCATTCCCGATATTCGCTAAGAGTGCAGGTGAGCCACTGGCCGGTGGCGAACGCAAGATCGACAACGAAATCGCCGTCGTCCCACTTGACGAAGACGAGGCTGTTGCCGATGCAGCGCAGGTCGTCCGCGTGAACGGTCTGAAAGTTGTCGCGGGTGGTCTCTATGAGCCACGATCGGGTGCGGGTGCTCATTGCTCATTCACTCCTACATCTCCGACAGTTAAATCCACAATCCACAATAAGTCGTACTCGTCGGCATGGGCGTCTTTTGGCTCCCCGCAAAGATCGCAGCGGTTTGTTACCCACTGACCCTGCCGATCAGGCTGAAACAAATGGTCGGTTATCCATATTTTCATGATTGCGCTTCCATTGCATTAGCAGTAACGCGCAGAGCGGCAATCAAGTCACGCATTACTTCACGGCTATCTCGATCATTTGGATAACGAGGTTCTTTATTGCGTGATTCAGCAACAGCAACGGCAACCAGTTCTAGATTTTCTTCCAGGAAACTTGCCGTAAATCGAAAATCATCAACTGATCGGTTAATCATGCTTACCTCCTAGTCCGGGGTGCTGCCGGTCCGTTCAGTATGCCAGTCGTTGCCTGCCGCGTCAACAGCGCCGCAGTATCCATGCGATAGTTTCGGCCGCCGCAGCGAACCCGACCAGGCCGGCGGCGGCGATAGCAAAGTCAATGATCGTTTCGCGCTCTAAGATCGTTCAAATACCGGGCGTTGGCAGCCGTGGGCTTGGTAATCTGCGGGTCCGCCCACCCCATGTCGCGGAGCCAAGCGCGATCATCGCTATTAAGCGCGCCGAGTGTTTCGCGTTCGATTTCGGCGCGCACACGTTGCGTGAGAATAAGCTTGTTGTTGACGCGATCGATAAGAAATGGAATTGAACCTAGCAGTAAGCAAAGCAGTAGTAAACCGCAATAGGCTATCCCAATCACGACACCTCCACCTTTGCTGCCGCCATCCGAATAAACTCGATCCCGGTCCACGTCTTTCCGCAGGCCGCGCAGTGTCCCCCATTTTTGCTGAGGTACACGCTCCCCTTGCACGCGGGGCAGGTGATTGCGGACCTGCTGGTGACCCGCCCGTCGAGGAACCGCCGTACGCTGCCGCACAAGTCAATGAGCCCTCCAGCGTCGTCGGGCCGGTTCGTGCACCACGCAGTGAGATGCGCGGCAAGGAACTCGGCGGCGTCCTGTACTTGCCGGCCTTCCCGCTTCCCCCAGCGTTGCGCTTCGGTGTAGTTGGTTGCGAGCCTGCGCACGTCGTCTTCACCAACGCACAGCACCCACCACAGTTGCTCGCCGAGGTCAAGCGCCCGACTGTTGAGTGGTAAGGGCCGCTCGATGCTGCCCCCTACACGCTCGTTCGGGGCGACTACGGGCTTGGTGAGCGTCGCATTACGAAGAGCCACGTACAGCCCTGGGGTGTCGTGTAGTGCGGTGTCCACGGCGGCCTCGCAGGCGTCACACAGGGGTCGCATGGTGGGCGCACCAACCATAGTGTCACCCTCACGGACCGACGCGCGACAACGATGACCGCGGCGGCAACGAACCAGCGGATCAGTCACGACCGCTTACCTCCAAACCATTCCGGGTGTCGCATGGTGAGTGGCCGCCACCCGTTGTTGTCGGTGAGGTGGTCAAGCAACCAGTAGTAGAAGGCGGTGGGTATGATCCAACGGTAGGGCCGGCGGTTGAGTGCGAGGAATAGCCATGTCCACCGGCTGTCGGTTATCACGCCCGCTCCTCCCCGTTGTCCGTCACGATCCGGTCAACGACAGCGTTCCGCGCGGCGACGCAAACCATGGCGTCTTCTTCGCGGTGGAACGTGGCAACGGGCCGGTCACCTTCATAGACGTAAATCGGGTTAGCCCCAAGCCGCCACAACTTAGACCCTGCCACGCGGCTGCCCTCTCCGTAGCTCGTTGCGCGCTGTCTTGGCTGCCCTGCAAGCATCGCAGTGTTCCATCCCTTCGCGGCTTTCCCGGTCGAATCCGTGTGTGGTGCCGTGAGGGAACGGCTTGGGCCCGACAGCGTTTTGTGGTCGCCGCCACGGATCATATGATCCCGCGATGTTGACTTTCCGGCCAGCGGCAAGGTATTCGCCGCCCCACACGCCCCACTCGGCGTCGGTGAGTCCTTGGGCTAGGCACTGCTGCCGCACGGGGCAGGTGGAGCACACGGCCTTAGCGGCTGCCACGCGGGCCTTACGGTCAGGGTAGGAGACTGGCGCATCGGCCTCGTAGTGGTCCCACAGGGTGGGGGACAGGCCAGACGTTGCGCACGCTGGTTCGGTCATCGGCGCCACCAATGATGTCGCTGCGTCAATCCACAGCGCTCACAATCGCGGACCATTGGCTCCGTTAAGAACCAACGCGTTCCCTCGGACTGCTCGCGCCACTGCCGCCAACGTCCCCAGTCATGCGCCTGCGACCCACACGGGCTGGTGCTCACACTGCCCCCATCCATTCGTCAACTTGCGCCGCGATCTGCACGGGCGCGCAAATGTCCAGGTACCACCGTGTGTGCCGTGCCGGGTCCTCGCCAGTGCCACCGCAGCGCACGCATGGCTGCGGGTCCCCGTAGTGTCCGCGCCCACCGCACGACAGGCACTGGCCTATCTCCACGGGCCTCACTTCACGGCTCGAATGCGTTGAGCGGCATCAGTAAATGCAGCCGCCGCAAGATCTACTTGCTCATGTTCGACCATTGCAATACCACCACCCAAATAAAGCAACTCACTTGCAACCAACTCATACTTCCCCTGCACGTCAGCCAATACCTGCGCGACTCGTTCCCGCAGTTCGGCCTCAGTCTTTGGGTCGCGTCCCATGCCG